AGCCCAATTTGTTTGGTGGCTTCCTACCTCTGGGTAGTCGATCAATATGTACGTGTGCTTCTATACGAGAGCTTTTTCCACAGCGGTATTTCTAATCTGGCCCGCTAACCTTATGTGTTGGAATGTTTTGCCTGTATGTGTTGTTCTAGCAATGCCTGTTTAAGTTTGTCCGATCCGCCTACTCTAACATTAATGATACCATTATAGTAGTCATCTGTTTCAAGTACTCGCCTATCAAACTGCTCTCGTGCCTCTATGTAGGACATTTCGCCCCTACCTTTACATAGGTATAATATTTCTCTTGTAAACTTTTCTTCGCCTAGTTCTGCAACATCTGCGTTTAGTCTATCACTGGATCCCCAGTAAGTACGCCAATCGCTTTCTTTAGTGCCGCGTCTTTTGTTTTTCTTGCCTTTTAGTGGTGGCTTAGTAGTTTTAAATTTTGCTAGTTTTTTGCCTATGTATTTTTGCCCAGTGATCGTATTAGTAATGAGATAAACAAAACCTTCGTATTCGTCCGGTATGTTTTCTACCTCTTTGCCTTGATAAGTCCACTTCATAGTGATACTTATTACTTGCCTTGTTTTTCTGCCTGTTTCTTGGTTTGATACGTGTCGTGTATCTCGTCCATTCTTGTTTTTGCAAGACTTCTAATTTCTCTTAACCAGCGTCTGCTACTAGCATGAGTTCTGTGTGATTTACGAGCCTCGTAAGCCTCGTTAGATTTAAAGTACTCCATGTAAGCCTTAGTTAACTTGTCATGTGTATCGTCGTCTATCATTCCACTACTTCTACATCATTTTCATAACTTGTAAAACCGTTCTCTTTAACAACTTTTAGTATTGTGTTTACTCGACCTACAAGTTCGTCTTTGTGACTAATTAAATAAATGTTCTTTTCACGTTCACGTGCCATTTTCTTCAGCACACTTAATGAACTTTCTACACCTGCTGTATCCATACCACTATCAATTAACTCGTCTATAAACAACAAGTTAATGTTCTGATACAAACTTTCCCAAACATCTCTAAATGCAAACGACAAACCTAATATAAGTCTGTTACGTTCGCCTCTTGACAAGTTATCAAAGTCTAAGTCTTGACCAAGTTGTGTAATTTCAACAACTAAGTCGTTTTGGAATACAACTTGATGTGGCAATCCTAATCTATCAAGATAGTATGTAAGTCTATTATTAAGATACATTAGGTTTTGTTCGATAATCTTTTTACGTATAAAACTGTCTTTGTTTGTCAACAGTTTTAACATAAAGTCTTGATGTTCTTTGTATGTTGTAAGTTCGTTTACAGGCGTCCAATCAATTTCTTGTATTGCACTTTCATTAAGTTCATTAATTTGTGCTTCATACGGATCTTGTTCATCTTTCTTAGACTCGTATGCCTGCTTTAGACTGTCAACATTTTGTCTATGTTCATATGCTTCTTTAGCAGTATCATAAAACACACTAGGTTTACCATTAATATCACCAATGTCTTTTAAGCCTTTTGTAACCTCTAAAAGTTTACCACTTATTTCTGTTTGATATGCTAGTGCATCCTCAAGTTCTTTTTTCTTACGTTCTGCAATTTCTGCTTTTTTATCTGCATGTAAATCTTGACCACAGGTATAACATTTAGCATCTTCTAAATCTGCAATATCCTTAGTCAACTTATCAGCACTTTTATCAGCACGTTGTAGTGCCGGCTCTAATGTACTAAGCTCTTTCTTAAGGGCTAAAATAGCATTATTATGTTCATTCCAATTAGACAGTTTTTCATGCGATTCTAATTCAACCTCAATGTCTAAATGTTCTAATTCGTTAATAGCTTCTTTTAGTTTTATTGTATCAGTAGTGCGTTTTGAAAGCCATGCTTTTTGATTGCTTTGCAAACTTGCAATAGTTGACTCAATTTTACTGTTAGCAGTTTGCGTTGCTTCAATTTTTAGCGTTTCTTGTGTAATTGCATCTTTAGTATTACGAACTTGTTCTTTTAAATTGTCTGCTTTTTCACTAAGAATAGTAATACCAAGTAATTGTTCAATAATAGCACGTTGATCGTTAACTCGCATACTTAAAAACGGCTCAGAATATGTGTTTAATGCAACAATATGCTTAAACATATCGTGACTCATACCTAATAAATCGTTCAAATATTCCTGTGTTTTACGACTATCACCTTGCGATTCGTCATCTATTTGTTCTTCATTATTAATAAAAAACTTAAAAAATGTCGGAGATCTTCCACGTTCTATTTTATACTGTATATTGTCCTTTTCAAAATCAAGCGAAACAACCATACCTTTGCTATTAGTCTTATTAATAAGGTTGTTACGTTTAATGTTTGTAAGTGCAGTACCATATAATGCATAACTTAGTGCATTAATAATTGTTGTTTTACCAGTACCATTACGTGATCCACTATCGTCACCACCTTGATCTAAGTTTTCACCTAATACAAGTGTTAGTTTTGCTTTATTGAAATCTACAGCCTGGGTCTGATTGCCCACACTCATGAAGTTCTTTACGGTTAAATCTTTAATACGTATCATAGGTCGTTATAAATGTCCATTAGCGTCTTCTTGTTGAAGTTGTTTGTGTCAATTTCTGCGATTTCTTTAGATACAATTTCGTCAACTGTTTCAAATTGAGTAATATCTAAGTCTGTTGTAATTTCTTCTTCTTGTTTTTGCGGTATTAATGTAATTTCTCTACAACCGTGTTGTGAGATATAGTTTTCTTTGATAAACTGTGCTTCTTCATAACTTACAGGTAAATCAAGTGTAACTCGCAAATACATTTTAGGCTTTATTATATCGCTATCTGGATCTAATAATTGCGAAAGTTTTACTGTACGATATTTAGGACAGTTCCACCAGTTAATGTATTCTGGCTCTTTGTCGTTTTCACGATCAAGTATCATCATACCACGTTCGTCATCCCATGCATCTGCATAGTTGTGCGGAAACGCATTACCGATGTAATGTATTTTACCCTGTACTTGACGTTTATGGAAATGTCCACTAAACACATATTCTTGATGTTTAAAATGTTGCGGTTTTAGATCACCATGATCAGGCATTTTTACAAGTGCGTTCATATAAAAACTAGGAAGTTCAAAATGACCAAACATATACTTGGATTTTACCTTTTCAATCTTCTTCCATTCTTCGCCAACTAACCACGGAACTAATGTAACATCTTCTTCAGTGTACATTTCGTCAACTATAGTAATACCTGGAATATGCTTACCAAAAATAGTTGAACTTACGTCACGTTTGTCTTTGTAATACAAGTCGTGGTTACCAACAAACATATAAAACTTTTCAAATGCCGCACCTAGTTTTTCTAGACTGCGAATAGTTGCATCCATAGTTGTAAGATTTAAACTGTTTCTATTGTGATGCCAATCACCACAAAAGATGCCAGTTTCACAACCGTTTGCTTTTGCCTGTTCTATATACCAATCAACAAACTCTTCACAATCTTGATTGTGAAGCTTTGAATTACTTTTTAAGCCGAAATGTATATCGGTAAAAACTGCCGCTTTTTTAAACAAAATGAGATCTCCATAGTTGTACTAAACATAATACTATCTTTTGCACTTAAGGTCAACTGCTTTTGGCTGATTTAGCCGCATTAATTTTTGCTGTTTCACGCTTCATAGAAGCTTCCCATTCTGCGTTATGCTGTCTAGTATAACTTGGATTCATATCATTCATTTCTAAGATGTCGTCTCTGATGTTTTGATTGCGCTTTTCAAGGTTAATAACTCTGACAAACGAATTGGTAACGGCGGCTGTGTAATAAGCGAATGGATTGTTGGACTTTGATTCATCAAACTGTAGACCAATTTGTGCCAATTGTAAGATTGCCTGTCCTCGCATTTCATCGTTGTATGTATATCCACGTACATTTCCTCTTGTTGCATAACGTTCACATAATTTAATCCACATACGAGCAAGTTCGTCTGTTGCTTTTGCATGTTTCATACTAAAATAACCATTTTCCATACCGCCAACCCAATGACTTTTGCCAACTACTATAAGTTCTCCGTCTTCGTTGAACTTGTAATGCTGAAAGGGTGGAAAATTTAGTTTTACTTTTGTATCTGCTATTGTTTTAGGATTCTTTTTACGTCCGGGCTCTTCAGGTATATGGTCAAATGTCATAATTCTAAAAATTAAGTCTTCTTTCTCCATCTTTCTGTAGTCAATTTCGCATTGTGCTAGTTTAACTTTCTCACCAGCTAGTTTACGTGCTTCAAAATCTAGGTGTTGCAGTCTTTTTGCTTTGTTTCTTTTTGCTTCTGCAACAGTACGGATGTTTATTTTGTCTAAATCAGTTAGTATGATGTCGAACTGATTGAAATCAGGCTCCATAAAACTACAAAACTCTGATTTAGACTTGTGAATCTGTTTTAGCATATCTTTGTTATTAAGATAATTTACTTTTCTCATATATTTCTCCAGGTTATTACTCTATTATAAACTACATACTTAATTTTGTCAACTAAATACTTGTAGGAGATTGAAATGAATTTAAAAAAGATAGTCCAATCCAATGTTAGCAACTTTCAAGAGTCTGTTGAAAATACTGTCAAGTCCACTGCAACTAATTTTGCAAACTCGGCACTCGAAAACGTATTAGGTGGCGGTGCCGCCGGTATTTTAAAAAGTCTTTTAAAAGGTCCTAGCTCGATACCACCAACAGGTGAAAAAACACAGGCAACGGATGGCGCCAAGACTAACGACTGGCGTGTACGTTTAAGTATTCCTCCAAATATGGTTGACGGTAATGAAATGTTTAAACCTCTTATTGAGACCAATGGACTAGTATTTCCATATACTCCTACTATATTAGTACAGCATACGGCCAATTATGACGCAATGCATCCTACACATAGTAATTATCCTTTCCCTCAGTATCAGAACAGCCAAATTGAAGATATCGTAATTACAGGTGACTTTTTTGTAGAAAATGCTAAAGATGCGCAATATTGGGTAGCGATGACACACTTTTTACGTAGTGTAACAAAAATGGACTACGGTTTAGGACAGAATTCCGGTGCTCCGCCACCATTAATATTTTTAAATGGATACGGAGACTTTGTATTTCCAAATGTTCCGGTTGTTGTTAGAAACTTTACGTTTGATTTGCCTGCAGATGTTGACTACATCAAGACACAAGCAAGTGGTGAAATATCAACAGGTCCAACTACTGGAGATCCAAAAGGTAAAGCAGGCTTTGTACCAACACAATCTCAAGTATCAATAACAGTTGCTCCTGTTTACTCAAGAGCAAAAACTTCACAGTTTAATTTAGACAAATTTGTAAAAGGTGACTACCTTGGCACTAATGGTAACAACGGCGGAGGGTTTATCTAATGGCACGTTACAGTGAAATGAGCCCTTGGGGTAAAACACGAGTAGTAAACAAAGACTATTTGAATGTATTAGAAATTAGACCGGTACCTAAGTCAGACGATGATGTATTATATGAAATACAGCCGCAGTTTACACATAGACCAGATCTATTAGCGTATTCTGTATACGGCAGTTCAAAATTATGGTGGGTGTTTGCACAAAGAAACATGGACGTACTAAAAGATCCAGTATATGATTTAGTTGCTGGTGCAAAAATTTACTTACCAAGAGCAGATTCATTACAAAAGTACTTAGGTTACTAGAGTATGGCAAATAGCAGACTAACAAAATCTGTAATAGATGCACAACTACAAAAGTCTATGGGCAAAGGCTCAAAACTTGTAGACTCAGTTTCTAACTTTGCTTCATTTGGTGTAGATCAAATGAAAGGACTAGTAAGTGATGCTAGTTTGAAAGTTATAGATGCGGCTAAGAATGGAGTAACAGATTCTCTTACTGGTGCAACAGCAGGTATTGAAGGTGCTAGTTTAGATACAACTTTTGAAGAGATGTTATCAGACTTGCAAGAGTCACTTAAGAATTTACCAGTATTAGGTAAAACTGCAAATCAATTAAAAAGATATGCAACATACAATTACAATATTACACTTGCTTGTTTAACAGTCAATGAAATAAATTTTCCAGATTCAACATATAGAATATCTCCTCCACAAGTAACAGTTTTAAGATCAGGCGGTGGTGCTCCTGGAAAAGCATTAACAGCATACGAAAGTTCTGATGCTCAGTTAGAATACTATATTGATAATTTAGTAATGAATAGTGTAATTGCACCAACTAGTAAAACACGTACTTCAAATGCTACTGTACAAACTTTTACTGTACACGAACCATACAGTATGGGACTGTTCCTACAAACTTTAATGATCGCCGCAAACAAAGCAGGTCATGCAGACTATTTAAAAGCACCTTATGCATTAATAGTTGAGTTTAAAGGATATGACGACAACGGGCAGATACTTGATACAGGTTCAACAACACGAAGAATATTTCCTATTAAAATTGCTAAGATGGATTTTGATGTAAACGGATCAGGTAGTTCATATAATATTAGATCACATGCTTGGAACGAGAGTGCATTAACAATGGTTTCTCAGTATACAAAAACTGATACAATTATAACAGGTGATTCAGTACAAGAACTTCTACAAGGCGGTCCTGAAAGTTTAACTGGTATTATCAATAGACGTAATAGAGAAGAAGCAGAAAAACTTAACGCAATTAATAAAGATGAATATTTTATTATGTTTCCACCACAACTTGTAAGTAGTCTTGGACTAGGAAACAAAGCAGACACACCAGGCGAAAATGCCGCATCAATGAAAGAAATAGAGTTTTATAAAAAATTAACAGGCGGAACCTTTGACACTTTATTAGACTATGAAGAAACTGCCGCAAGTGACAGTATAGAAAATTACATTAATTTACAACCGGGTAATAATAACCTATCAGCAGTTATAAAGCGTATAGCAGATAATAAAGATATTTCAAACAAGATAGGTAAAGGTACAATAGCACGTTCAATGGCTACCGGCGGTGCAGTGCCATTTGGCAGAGAAGCATTTTCAAATGACCCAGATACTGATGTTTTTAATTCAGACCGTGTAACAATATCTAATAGTTTTAGAACATTTTCGTTTCCGCAGTCAACAAGCATAGAACAAATAATTGAAGAAATAGTTATATTAAGTACCTATGCAAAAGATGCCGCAGTTGAAGTTAAAGCAGATGCAGACGGAATGGTAGATTGGTTTAGAGTTCATACTCAAACGTTCTTAGTTCCAGATGAAGAAGTAAGATCAAAGACAGGTGAAAATCCAAAAGTATTTGTTTATGCGGTTGTGCCTTACAAAGTACATAGCAGTGTGTTTAGTAATGTAACACAACCGTCAGTTGGAATTGAAAAGCGAGTATCACAAGCGGCAAAAGAATACAATTATATATACACAGGTAAAAATGATGATATCATAGACTTTGAAATTAATTTTAATACAGCATTCTTTACTGCATTAAGCTCTAACTACAACGGCTCGGGCGATTCTAAAAATGCAACAAAAGATTCTACTAACAATCCAGGTAATCCTCATATAGCGGCTAAAGAAGGTTCCCAAGGAAACAATAGTTCTACTGGTAGTAAATCTCTCAAAGAAGATCCTACTGCAAAAAATACAGGAACCGGAGGAGGCAATACCTTAGATACTCCGGAAGTTCAAATTGCTAGATCATTTAATGAAGCGATAGTAAATAATCAGACTGACTTAGTGTCTATGGACTTAACAGTTTTAGGCGATCCGTACTACCTTGCAGACAGTGGCCAAGGAAATTACAGTTCTCCTACATTAACAAAAGCATACACTGCTGATGGAACAATGGACTATCAAAATTCTGAAGTAGAAGTAGTTGTAAATTTTAGAACACCCATTGACTATAATCGAACAGATGGGTCAATGATATTTCCAGAAGACACTGTACCAGTTAAATCATTTAGTGGATTGTATAAAGTGAACACAGTTGAAAATAAATTTGAAGGTGGTAAATTTATACAAGTACTTTCACTAATACGTAGAAACAATCAAGAGTCAGATATTGGAATACCAGGTACTCCAGATAATACATCAGCACTTGAAACAACAGATAAAAAAGATAAAGTTGAAGATAAAAATAATCCAACAGCAGTAACTAAAACAGATACAGCACCAACTAGTACAGTAAGCGGAGGCGGCGGTAAGTAATGGCAATTGATGGACGTAGTGCTAGGCCCAAGTTAGTAACTAACCCAGGACCGTATGAAGCAATAGTTGTATCACATCTAGATCCAAAAAAGATGGGAACACTATCAGTTGAACTATTAAAGAATAGTAGTTCAGGTAACCAAACAGAACGTAGCGGACAAGTTGTACAAGTAAAGTACATGTCTCCATTTGCTGGATCAACACCTATCAGTGGTAACACAGCAAACGAAGATTTTGCAGGAACACAAAAAAGTTACGGTATGTGGTTTGTTCCGCCAACACCAGGAACAAAGGTTCTTGTTGTATTTGCTGAAGGTAACCTAGCAAGAGGTTATTGGATTGGTTGTATTCAAGACGCATATATGAATTGGATGACTCCAGATCCTTGGAGCGGTACAACAGCAAATAATTATGATCCTAATTTAAAATTACCAGTAGGTGAATTTAACAAACGTTTGCAAACAGGCAAAGGCACAAATCCTAGCTTATATGAGAAGCCTGCAAATTTAGACTTCTATACTATACTTGGCAGACAAGGTCTGCTGTATGACGATGTAAGAGGCCCTGCTAACAGTTCTAGTAGGCGTAATTTGCCCAGCAGTGTGTTTGGTATATCAACTCCAGGACCAAGAGACAAAAGGGACGGAGCACCAAAAGCTACAGTAGGCGCTTCAGAAACAAGAACACAAAGATTTTCAAGTACACTTGGCGGATCAAGTTTAGTATTTGATGACGGCGATGAGCGTTATGTAAGAAATAGTTTTGCTCAAAGTGATGCCCAAATATATACAGATTTAATTGAAGAAGACAATCCACAATCTGGTCTTAAACAAGTTCCTAAAGGAGAATGTGTACGTTTAAGAACTAGAACAGGTCACCAAATACTTTTACACAACTCCGAAGACTTAATTTACATTGCTAATGCACAAGGCAGTTCTTGGATTGAAATGACTGCTAACGGTAAGATTGATATCTATGCACAAGATAGTGTAAGTGTTAGAACACAAAACGATTTGAATATAAGTGCAGATAGAGATATAAATTTAGCCGCGGCAAGAGATATTAATATGAACGCCGGACGTGACTATAAACTTACTGTATCAAATAACAGTGATGTTAAAGTTGGTGTTGATCATAAAATTGACATTGGTTCAAATAATGATATCTATGTAGGTGCTGATCAAAAATTATTTGTAGGTGCAACTAGAAATACAATAATAACAGGCGCACATACTATTAGTAACAAAGCAACACTTGATGTTAATACAACAGGTGATAGAAAAGATACACAAGCAAACTTAGATCTAAACACAGCCGGCTATAACTATCTTACAGCAGGTGGTAATACTGACATACTCAGTGGAGGCAATCATACAGAAACTGCCGCAGAGATTCACATGAATGGTCCAGCGGCTGTAGAAGCGGCAACGGCAGGTACAGCGGCAACGGCAGTAGTTGCGGCACCAGCACTTTGGCCTGTTAGAGTTCCTGTACATGAGCCGTGGACTGCACATGAACATTTAGATCCACTAACGTTTGTTCCAAGTTTTACACAAGCAAGTGGCTCACCAAGTCCTGCACTTAGAGAAACTACTCCGTTAATTAATACAGATTCAGATGCAAGTGTAATAAACACAACAAATCAATCAGCGGCAAATGTTGGCGGCGCACAAACAGTTACTCCAGGAGTAGTTGGCCCATCAGGAAATCAACCTGCTAATCCTGTACCAGTAACAGACTTACAAGAATATTTCTTAAGTGTAATGATAAAGAAAGCAGGACTAGATCCTGCTACTGCACTTAATACAGCAGACGCTTCGAAACTTGCTGAAGGTGAAACTCCAGGCAATGCAGAAGCACTTGGTATGGCTATGGCACAGATACAAGCAGAGTGCGGATTTAAACCACGAAGCGAAAACTTAAACTATAGTGCTAGACGTCTGCGTCAAGTATATCCAAGTCGTGTTAAATCTGATGCGTTTGCACAAGAACTAGCGGCCGCAGGACCTGCCGCTATAGGTAATACATTGTATGGTAACAGATATGGTAATGCACAAAATGAAGGCTACAAGTATCGTGGTAGAGGACTTATTCAGTTAACATTCAAAGGCAACTACGAAACATACGGTAGAAAAGCCGGACACCCTGAAATTGTTCAAAACCCTGACTTAGTTAATGATCCAGAAATTGCAGTTGCAGTTGCGGCTGGATATATTAATAGTAAAACAATAAGTTGGGATAGTTTTGATTTTGGAATACTAGGCGAACAATATCGTAGAGCAGTTGGTTATGCAAACCAAGGTGGTGCAGAAACTAATAAACGTATTGGACTAGGTAGAGGTTTTGCAAGTAAAATGATAACCGGAGATCTTGTAACAAGAGATAGTATTACAACAGAGCCAGCAGGAACTAATATTGAAGCAGGCAAGCGTGTAGAAACACCAATTTCGGGTCCACAATAAGTAGGTAAATATAGTTATGAGTACACAAGAGAAAAAACTGTATAAAGATGTTACAGTAAAGTCAAATAAAAGACCGCAACCGCAGGTACAAAGTAGAGCCTATAGAGGTATTTCTACAACAAATCCTGAGAACACCAGTTTCAATCTCTACGATATTGCACTTATTAAACAGGATATCATAAACCACTTTCATATTCGAGTAGGTGAAAGACTAGAGAATCCAGAATTTGGAACTATTATTTGGGATGTCATTTTTGAACCAATGACAGATGGCTTAAGAGATGCTATCGCAAACAATGTAACAGATATTATTAATTTTGACCCAAGAGTAAGCGTTGAACAAGTTACAGTCGACACTTATGAAAGCGGTATTATGGTTGAGTGTACACTTACATACTTGCCTTACAATATTTCTGAAAGTATGCGTATGAAATTTGATGAAGATAACGCTATTTTAACATAGAATTAAATACGCACTTTACCGTTCTTAATAAATACTGTAACATATAAAGGAAGCAAAGTATGTCAACAACCGACAGACAAAATAGACTATTACTAGCTGAAGATTGGAAGCGAGTATATCAGTCTTTTAGAAATGCAGATTTCCAAAGTTACGACTTTGATAACCTGCGCAGAACAATGATAAATTACCTCCGTCAGAACTATCCGGAGGATTTTAACGACTACATCGAATCAAGTGAATACTTGGCATTGATTGACCTTATTGCTTTCTTAGGTCAAAACATGTCTTTCCGTGTTGACCTTAATGCAAGAGAAAATTTCTTAGAACTAGCAGAACGTAGAGAGTCGGTACTACGTTTAGCTCGTTTACTATCTTACAATCCAAAACGTAACCAATCAGCAAACGGACTGCTAAAATTTGAAACAATTAGTTCTACAGAAGAATTGTATGATTCAAATGGTACTAACTTATCCGGACAAACAGTTATTTGGAATGATGTTTCAAATCAAGACTGGTATGAGCAATTTATTAAAGTAATGAATTCTGCACTACCTGCAAACAGTGTGTTTGGTCGTCCTGTAAAAACTGATACTGTTAATGGTATTAGTGTTGAGCAGTACAGAGTTAATGGTGTAAACGTAGATATTCCAATATTTGGATTTAGTAAAAACGTTGATGGTAAATCAACACAGTTTGAAATTACAAGTACTAATGTTGAAAGTGGAAATATTGTAGAAGAGTCTCCACTACCAGGCAACAATTTTGCATTCCTTTACAGAGACGACGGTCAAGGTGCTGGATCAAATAATACAGGCTTCTTTGCACACTTTAGACAAGGACGTTTAGATCAAGGTAACTTCTCAATAACAACTCCAAGTTCAAACCAAGTTGTTGCAATTGATGCTGTAGACGTTAATAATACAGATGTTTGGTTGTACAAATTAGATGACATTGGTAATGAAAATGAATTATGGAGCAAAGTTGATGCTGTAGAAGGTAACAACATTGTTTATAACAGTTTAAGTAAAAATATTAGAAACATTTATTCAGTACTAACTAGAGTTGAAGATAGAATTAGTTTAATATTCTCAGATGGTACATTTGGTGCATTGCCAAAAGGTACATTTAAAGTTTACTACCGTGTAAGTGATAATAGAACATTTGTTGTAAGTCCATCAGAGCTTATAAACATTACAATTACTATTCCTTACAGAAGTAAATTAGGAACATCAGAAAACCTTACAATAGGCTTAGAGCTAAAATATCCTGTTGAAAATTCAAGTACTTCAGAAACTAATGCAAGTATCAAAGCAAATGCTCCTGCAACATACTATACACAAAATAGAATGGTTACAGGCGAAGACTACAACGTTGCTCCACTAGGAGTAAGTCAAGAAATTATTAAAGTTAAGAGTGTAAACAGAACAGCAAGTGGTATTAGTAGATATTATGATTTACTTGATGCTACTGGCAAATATAGTAAAACTAATTTATATGGTAAAGACGGTATACTTTATACACAAAACTTAACTAGCAAAGAAGTATTTTCTTTTGCAACAAAAACAGACATTGAAGGTATTATTAAGAATCAAATTGAAGTTATTCTTAAGAACTATAAAATTAAAAACTTTTATTACTCACAGTTTGCAAAAATAATTGTAGAAGAATTAGGTGCAAGATGGAATCAAGTTTCAACAGCAACTAATTTAACAACAGGTTACTTAACAGATATTGATAATACAAAATTAAGAGTAGGAACATTTACAGGCTCTACGTTACAATACCTTGAACCAGGTAGTATGATAAAGTTTGTAGCACCAACAGGGTATCATTTTATGCCTGATGGATCTATAATGGCAGGCGCCGCAGATCATCCAGGTGCAACTACTTACAAATGGACAAAAATTATAAGTGTTAATGGCCCAGGTGTTGATAACACTAATGACGGTTCAGGTCCAATAGCATTAAATGATGTTATTCCAGGACCAATTAACAACGATTTATCAACTGCTCCTATTATACAAGAAATTAAACCTGTGTTTACTACAGCAATTGAAAATCAAATTAAAACTCAAATTATTGATCAAGTGTTTACTTATAAAACGTTTGGTTTAAGATTTGATTTTAAATCATCAACATGGCGTGTTATAGTAGAAGACGATCTTGATATTTTAAATGCGTTTACTACAGGTAAAACAGGTGACATAACAGGACAAAACTTAGACAGTAGTTGGTTATTGTTATTCCAAACAGACGGAGAAACATATACAATTACATATCGTGGACAGCGTTATGTGTTTGAAAGCGATAAAGAAATTAGATTCTATTACGATAAGTCAGATAAAGTATATGATCCATTAACTAACGAAGTTGTAAAAGATAAAATTAGTTTAATGAGTATTAACACACAGCCAACTAGTAACGGATATGCACTTACTCCGTTTACAGTTCCTTTTAATTGGGAAATTGTAAATGAGTATAGAGATAAAGAAGGCTATGTAGATAGTAAAAAGATTGAAGTTGGATTTTATGACAGCGACGATGATGGCGTTGTAGATGATCCAGAAATTTTTGATAAGTTTATTACAACATCATCCACAGGTAAATTTATATACCAAAAACAATATACTACAACTGATGCTGTAGAAGACTTTAGATATGTAGATGCTGTTGATGAAAAAATTACAGCAGTAGCAACAGAAACAGTTATTACTGATACTGGTATTGAAAGTTATGCAACAGGCACAGTTTTTTATATCATAGATAAAAATATTTTTAAAGTTTACAATACAACAACTGAAAAGTTAGAGTTAACAGTAAACTTTAGAGCTTACACAGGTAGAGATGGAATTATATTCCAATATGAGCATTCAGCAGACGAAAGCAACAGAATAGATCCAAGTAGCTCTAACATTATTGACACTTATGTATTAACAAGATCGTATGACACGTCTTATAGACAATATGTAGCAGGCGCTCTAGCAACTAAACCGTTGCCGCCAAGCAGTGATGTATTGTTTATTAACTTTGGTGAAGAAATAAACAAAATTAAATCAATTAGTGACGAAGTAATTTATCATCCAGTTAAGTACAAAGAGCTGTTTGGCACCGGAGCAAGTGACGACTTGAAAGCATCATTTAAAATTGTAAAAAATACAGATAAAGTTGTCAATGAAAATGAATTAAAGGCAGGTGTTATTACAGCAATTAATGAATTCTTTGCTATAGAAAATTGGGAGTTTGGCGATACGTTTTACTTTACAGAGCTTAGTGCTTATGTAATGACACAACTTGCTCCAAACTTAGCGGCATTTGTTATTGTTCCTACACAAGACTCACTTACTTTTGGTAGTTTGTTTGAAGTTAAGTCAGAATCTGACGAAGTGTTTATAAGCAGTGCAACAGTTGATAACATTGAAGTTGTTACAACTCTTACAGCAACTAAACTAAAATCACAAGGTGCAATAGTTAGCACAACACAAGACATAAGTGCTAGTGAAGCAGTATCAAGTAACAGTAGTTTGAACTTAGGTACTAGTTCAAGTTCAAATAGTAGTAGCTCGAATCAAAGCAGTGGTTCAAGTAGTAGCAATAGCGGAGGAAGCGGTTACTAATGGCGTATGAAAATAACCAGTCAGATTTTCCATTACCAGCAGGTGGTAATGAAGGAAGTCGTAAAAGTGAGAACTTACTTCCTAAGTACTTTAGAACTGATGCTAACAGTAAATTTTTACAAGCAACATTAGATCAATTAGTACAGCCAGGCGTTGCAGAAAAACTTAACGGTTACTACGGCAGACAAATATCTAAAGCATACAATGCTGACGATAATTATGTAGGCGATATATCTACACAAAGAGAAAATTATCAGTTTGAACCTGTAACACTTATAAAAGATGAATTAGATAATGTTACATTTTATAAAGACTATAATGACTATCTAAATCAAATTAAAAGTTTTGGTGGCAACACAGAAAATCAAGAAGTATTAAACTCGCAAGAATATTATGCTTGGCAACCGCATGTTGACTGGGATAAGTTTAGTAACTTCCGCGAATACTATTGGTTACCATATGGACCACAAACTGTAAGGATTGCAGGACAAGAACGTGGCGTAGAAAGTACTGTTGAAGTATCGTTATTTAATAACGTAGACAACGTTGCATATAAGTTTTCATCAGATGAATTAGTAAACAATCCAACACTTATTTTATACAAAGGTCAAACATACACATTTGACATTGATGCAATCGGCACACCAATTACATTTAAAACAAAAAGAACATTAGAATCTAGTTTTAATTACAATGACGGTGTTAGTGCCCAAGGCGTTGAAAAAGGTACAGTAACATTTCAAGTAGATGTTAATGCTCCTGAAGTATTATACTACGTTGCAGAAAATGACATTAATAATAGTGGCCTAATACAAATTAAAGACATAGATGAAAATACAGACATAGATGTTGAAAAAGAAATACTAGGTAAAAAGAAATACAAAAGTTCAAACGGTATACAACTATCAACAGGTATGAAAGTATCCTTTGCAGGATTTGTTACTCCTGAAAAATACGCAACAGGCGATTGGTATGTTGAAGGCGTTGGTAGTAATATTAAATTAGTACCTGAAAACGAACTTTCAATTCCGGGTTCATATTCAGATAACAGAGATGTTGCATTTGATACAAATGCATTTGATAGATTGCCATTTGCTAATGCTAACGGATATCCTGCTACAAAAGACTACATTATAGTTAATCGTAGCAGTAATGATAGAAACATGTGGAGTAGATATAATAGATGGTTCCACAAAAATGTAATTGAAGAGTCTGCTAGAATAAATGGTCAAGAAGTTGACATTGATCAAAATGCAAGAGCAACAAGACCTATTATTGAATTTAATGCAAACTTAAAATTATTTAACTTTGGTACTTCAACTAAAAATAACGTAAACGTTATTGATACATTTACAAAAGATATATTTTCAACAGTTGAAGGCGCAGTAGGTTATAATATAGACGGCATTGATCTTGTAGAAGGCATGCGTGTGTTATTTACTGCTGAAGAAGACATTCGTGAAAGCGGTAAAATATTTAAAGTTAAATTTATTACACAAAAAGGTCGCAGACAAATTAGTTTAATTGAAGAACCTGATACTGCTCCTTTAGAAAACGAAACTGTATTAGCTCTTGATGGACTAGAATACAAAGGTCGTATGTTTTATTACGATGGCAACACATGGAATTTAACACAAGAAAAAACTAAAGTAAATCAACCACCATTGTTTGATTTGTTTGATTCAAGTGGTATTAGTTATGGCGACAGTTCTACATATCCTAACTCTACGTTTGCAGGTAATAAAGTTTTTAGTTATCGCGAAGGTACAGGAACTAATGATTCACAACTAGGCTTTCCTATTACATACAGAAGTATTGAAAATATTGGTGACATAGTTTTTGATTTTAATTTACTTAACAGTAGTTTTACATATACTGATGCAACATTTGAAACAGTAACAGCATCAACTGATGTGTGTACATTACAGCAATACAAAACAAGAACAGACTACAGTAGTGTCAACGGTTGGATAAAAGCAAATACACAAAGTACACAAAGAGTTTTACGACAGTACGTAGCAACTAATAATCAAACTAGTTTTGTAGTTGACGTATTTGATAATAGTTCGTCATTAAGTGATTTAGACGTTAAAGTTACAGTAAACAACAACTTAAAATTTGAAACTACAGACTATGTATTTGATAAAACTGAAACAAATGTAATTGTTAGATTTAACACAGCACTTACAAAAGATGATGTAGTTGTTTTTAGATGCCGTTCAAGTGCTACTAAAAATGCAAACGGTATATATGAATTACCAATTAACTTAGAACGTAATCCACTTAACAATGATATTACAACATTTACACTAGGTGAAGTTAACGATCATGTAACAAGTATTGTACAAGAAGTAAATGAGTTCTTTGGTGTACACCCTGGACCAGGAAATTTAAGAGACATTGGAAACTTGTCTACATTTGGTAAAAAGTTTGTACAGCATAGTGGCCCAACAAACCTTGCATTATATCATATTACAGATAAGAGTGCAAACATTATTAAAGCAATTGACTTTAACAGACGTGAGTATGCTAAGTTTAAAAGATTGTTTATTCAAACATCATTAGGTTTAGGATTTGACGGAACACCTAAAGCACATGTTGATTTAATATTTGCAGAACTTAATAAAAACAAAACAAGTAACTTACCGTTTTACTTTAGTGATATGGTACCTACAGGTGGCGCAAGAACAATTACTTACGATGCAATACCAGGTAATGTATATTATGCACTAAATGCAATATATAACATAACTGAACCAAGTGTAAAAGCAGTTACAGTATACATAGATGATGAACAATTAGTATTTGGTCAAGACTATACTTTTAACACAGATGGCTTTTGTGAAATTACAAAAGAACTTACTGCTGGTCAAGTAATTACAATTAACGAATATGAAACTACTGACGGATCATACGTTCCGCCAACTCCAACTAAGTTAGGTTTGTATCCAAAGTTTGCTCCTGTTAAATTTATTGACAATTCATACACTGAGCCAACAGAAGTAATTCAAGGACATGATGGATCTATAACAAAAGCATATGGCGATTTTAGAGATGACTTAATACTTGAATTCGAAAAAAGAATTTATAATAATATTAGAACTAATTACAATTCAGATATTATTGACATACACGATTTTATTCCAGGAACATATAGAAATACAACTGTAACTAAAGAAAACATTGATAACGTAATGCTTAAAGACTTTGCGTCTTGGTTAACAAACATTGACGATGTTGACTATACAGCATTTGACTTTTACAATAGAAGCAATTCATTCTCCTATAACTATAGTTCAATGCAGTCTCCATTAGACACAGCGTTACCAGGTTATTGGAGAGGAGTATATAAACAAGCATACGATACTGATCGTCCACATACTCATCCATGGGAAATGATAGGACTAACAAGTAAGCCCGACTGGTGGGAAACAGTTTATGGTCCTGCTCCTTACACAAGTAATAACTTGTTACTATGGGAAGACTTAGAAAAAGGTATTATTGCAAAGCCGGGTGTAAACAAAGTTGTATTAGAAAAATACAAAAGACCTGGACTTACAACACATATTCCTGTAAATGATTTAGGACAGCTATTAAGTCCATTAGATTCAGGCTATGCTAAAAACTATGTAAATGGTTTAACAAGAGCTTCGTTTGTATTTGGTGACGAAGCACCAGTAGAAACTGCTTGGCGCAGAAGTTCAGAATATGCTTACTCATTATTTAAAGCCTGGATGTTAAATCAACCTACAAAAATTATTGGACTAGGTTTTGATAGACTAAGAACTATAAGAGATAATTCAAATCAAATTGTATATTCTACAACTAGTAAGCGTATGCGTTTAGTAGATTTAGTATATCCAAATAATAGTACAACAGGTTCAGACTCAGTAAGAGTGTTTACATCAGGCTTTGTAAACTTTGTTGCAAACTATCTTGCAAGTAATGTTGTATCTAATTATGAAACATATCAAAGCAATGTTGCGAGTATTACAAACCAAGTTGCATTTAAAGTAGGCGGCTTTACAGACAAGAGTAAATTTAATTTATTACTTGATAGTAGAACTCCTTTAAACCAAGGTAACGTTTTTGTTCCAGAAGAAAACTATCAAGTTACACTACAAACAAGTAGCCCAATTGATGTTGTTACTTACAGTGGTGTTGTAATTGAAAAAGCATCAGCAGGTTATATTATTAGAGGATACGATTCTTCTAATCCAAGTTTTAAATATTACAAATATGTGCCTAATCAAAATGACCCATTAGTAAATGTTGGCGGAGTAAGTGATTCGTTTATTGAATGGGATTCAGGCAAACGTTATGTTGCAGACGGAGTTGTAAAGTATCAAGAAACTTTTTATAGAGTTACTACAGCACATACTAGTGATACAATTTTTGATCAATCAAAATTCGCTAAACTTCCAGACTTACCAGTTGTTGGCGGGCGTTCTGCACAGTTTAGAACAAGATTTGATTCTAGATTTGTAAAACAATTACCATACGGAACATTATTAAGAACAACACAAGAAGTTGTTGACTTTTTATTAGGTTACGGAGACTATTTACAAAAAGCAGGATTTGTATTTGATAATTTTAATCCTACTTTAGAAGCAGTTGAAAATTGGAAATTAAGTGCAAAAGAATTTATGTTCTGGACATTACAAAACTGGGACGCAGGAAGTTTAATTACTGTAAGTCCTTCAGCACAACGTATTGAGTTTTCAACTTCCTATGCAGTAGTAGATGATATATTTGATCCATTTTATGAATACGGGTTAGTATCTGCAAACGGTACAAAGTTAAGAAAAGAATTTGTAAACATTTTAAGAACAAATGAAAATACTTTTTCACTTACAGTTAAAAATACAGCAGATGGAATATATGCTTTAAAACTTCCGTTAGTACAAAAAGAACATGTTGTTGTACTTGATAACCAAACTGTATTTAAAGATATTATTTACGATCTAGAAGCAGGTTATAGACAAGAACGTATTCGTGTACTAGGTTACAGGACTGCTGATTGGGCAGGCGGCTTAAACATTCCAGGCTTTATATATGATGATGCTATTGTTACAACTTGGCAACAATGGAAAGACTATGCAATCGGCGATGCTGTTAAGTATAAAGAATTTTATTATGCGGCCATTACAAAAGTTACAGGCTCAGAATTATTTGTTGACAGTCAATGGTACAGACTAGAAAAAAAACCTCAAAGTAAATTACTTACTAACCTTGAATACAAAACAAATCAGTTTGCAGATTTTTATGATCTTGATACAGACAACTTTGATGTTAACCAACAAGAAATTGCACAGCATTTAATTGGTTATCAGAAGCGTGAATACTTAGCAAACATTATTAATGATGATGTAAGTCAGTATAAATTCTATCAAGGAATGATTGCAGACAAAGGAACTAAAAATGTTCTTACAAAATTGTTTGATGCATTAAGTAGTGCAGATAAAGAGAGTTTAGAATTTTATGAAGAGTGGGCTGTTAGATCAGGACAGTACGGTGCCAGTGACGGTTTTGAAGAATTAGAATTTTTATTAGACGAAGAACAGTTTCAATTAAGTCCACAGCCAATTCTATTAACAGAAACAATACCAGATGACGTATCAGATTTAATTTATCGCCAACTACCAGGAAGCGTATTTGTAGCACCTAATGGTTATGCACATAAACCGTTTCCAGTAAAATATGTAAATGATCCAGAATTAAAAACTGCTGGTTATGTAAGACAAGAAGATGTAAACTATACTGTAAAAACATTTGATGACATATTAAATATTGATCATACTATTATAAAACAAGGACAGTATGTTTGGGTAACATTTGATAAAAATGATTGGAATGTATACAAATATACAGATACACCTTGTACTATNCAAAGTGCAATACCAGTAGAAAACGATGCTGTTTTAGTTTTAGATAGACTAACAACAGTAAAAGTAAATGACATTGTAGGATTGTATGATGTTACTGAAGAAGTACAAGGCTTTTTCAAAGTTAAAAGTGTAGAACTGAATAGAATTACTATAACACTACCAGAAGACGTAGCACTAACAACAGAGGCTACAGGCTTAACAGGAATACTTACAACGTTTGTTTCAAATCGTGTTGCAACACTTGCAGATGCAAATGCGTTTGCTGAAACAGATGTTGAATTCGGAGAAACAATTTGGGTAGATAGTATTACTGCTGACGGCAAAGGTAAATGGAATGTTATTCGAGCAGGTAATAGTTTTGATTTAGATGAAAATTTAATTAACCCTGTAGAGAATAATATATCCTTTGGCGAAAGTATTGCAAACGATAGTGCAAATACTGTAGTTGCTGTAGGCTCGCCACTAGACGGTGACGGAAAAGTTTACATTTATGAAAGACAACAAGACGGTAGTACAACGTTTGGAACATTACAACCTAAACAAGTAATAGAACCTATTGCTAATTATTCAACTACTCCAGGCAAGTTTGGACAAGCAATGTCTATGAGCCCAGATGGTGAATACTTGGTTATTACTGCTCCTAATTCAAGTAATGTTAAGACTGCATATAAAGATGAATTTACTTTTGCTACTGACTACAAGTTAGGTTCTATTGTACAATACAATGGTAACTTATATAAGTCAAGAAGAACTGTTAAAGGCAGAACTGATAACGTAGTATTTGGCACATTTGATAGTGCTAGTCGTTGGAGATCAGAACTTTATAAATTGCATGGCGCATATGATGATGTACCATTAATAGCATTAGGTGATTTACCACTTATAGATGTTGAGATTGATCACATATTAGTTAGAGCTCCGTTAGATGCATACGAAGGAAGTAATATTGGAGATACTTTATATCTTGATTGGAATGAATTAAGTTTAAATTATACACCAGACGTTAAGCCAGAGATTGTTAATATTGAATTAACTAATCCAGTTAGACTAACAACTAATAGTAACCATGGTTTAGCAAATGGTGATCAAGTTATACTAACTGATGTTCCAAATGATAACTTATCATTTAGACCTATTGCGTTCCCATACTTGTATGACAACAGCAATATTAACACACCATTTGATACAGTACAACAAAGTAGTGTTAAAGGTATTGAAGGTACAAAATATTATGCTAAAGTATTAACAAATCAACAAATTGAATTATACAGTGATGAAGCATTAACAATTAAAGTTAATGGTACTGTAGGATTTGTAGGTACAGCAAATATTGGTGGCTTTAATGGTTACCTAAATAAAATAAACAAACCTTTTGATAATACGTTTAGTGGAATTAATAAAGACTTCCTTAGTCTAAATCCACATATTATAAGACGTAAAGTACAGGAAGTATTTTATATACTTGACCCTGTTAATGTTCCTAGTGTTTCAGCAGGCGACAGAGTAACTACTGCAACAGGTAATGCTGATGTTGTTCGTGTTAGAAATGAATTAGGACGTCTAGTAATTTATGCAGATAGAAAGAATGGTGTATTTGACGAGTCAGGTACGCTATACATTAACGATCAGTTCTTAGTAGGTAGTTATACAAGACCACTAGCCGACAATGTAGATAGAAGTACTGTATTAGGTGGCTATTGGGAAATACCATTAGCATCAGGCTTTATACCTAAAAACCAACAGTTAACAAATACTCCAACAACAGATTCAGGAGAAGGACTAGTTGTTGTTGATGTTAAAAACAATTACAATCCAGCAACGTTACCAGGTGTTGGCTGGACAGAAAGTACAGCAAGACTGCCATATAAGAGTAGTGTACAAAATACTTTAGAAAATCCAGTTGTAGTTCTTTCGTCAACATCAAAAGCATTTAAGAAAGAAACTGATCTTATTAGAGTGCTTAGTCATAAGAGTCAAGGCGTTGCGGGCAACGTTACTGAAGTTGATATATTAGATCCAAGATTTGTTGTACGTTTACCTAAAAACGTATCTGACAAGGCAGTATCAGCAACAGCTGATGGCACAACGCCTAATCCGTATGTTGGTGTTTACTTAAATGATATTCCAGCAAATGGCGTACTACCAGATATATCTGATACAGGATTTGGTGCAGACCCATATGCTATTATTAATGTAGACAAACGACTTCCAACAGACTTATGGAATGGTTATATTGACTATGATGTATTTGCTGAAGTAGATTTAGCCCCAGGCGATACTATTAGAGAAGGTCAGTCAGGTGCAACAGCAGTAATTACATTCATACAAAGAGATTTAGATAAGTCAAGACTGTATGTTAAAGGTGTTGCAGGCGAATTTAGTTTTGGTTCACGTTATGTTGACGGTGACGGAATAGCACCGCAATCAATGTGGTTATACAAACAAATAGGTGCAAACCTAACAAGAATTGGTACTACCGAATCAAGACAATTAGCAGACGAAGATATTGGTTATCTTGCAGTGTTTACTCACACTACAAATTTAAGTATACCTCCAAAGTTAACATTTGCACTAAACAGTATCACAGATGAAGTTGCTGACTACGAAACAAAATTCATTACAGGTATTGAATATCAAACATGGATTGAAGAATTTAAACCAGGCTTACCTCGTGTAACATTAGAACCTAGTACAGAAAATAATGACTGGGCACAGGTAGATAACATTCCTATTAACGTAGGTAGAGATGCAAGTTCTTATACTAAAGAAGGAGCATACTTTGTATATCAAAACAATAGTACAACTGGACAATATGATTTAGTTAGTGGATATATTCTTCCTAATCGTTCAAACAGTCGCGAACTAGGACACAGTGTAAAACTTATTAAAGATAATAATTTCTATAAACTTGTTATCAACAGTAAAGAGGCACACACTAATGACGGCACCGATGGTAATGGTAGACTTTACTTTGTACTAAACGGTACAAGTGAGTTTGGCACATATAATTGGTCACTAGGTAGAGATCCAGATTTCAAAGGCGAATACAATACTATTTCATCTTACTATCAAGATCAAGTTGTAATTTATAATGATGTATTCTACAGAGCACTTACTAATTTAAGTAACGAAGAGTTTACTCCAATCAAATGGCAAGTAATAGGAAGTGATATAGACTTCGTTGGTTACTTACCAAATACATCAGGACTTGTTATTCCGGGTGATGATAGTAGTATTGTAAACTTATCAACTAGCGGATACGGCGAAGTATTTGATATTAGTGATAATGGCAGAGTATTAGCAACAGTAGCAAGATATGACAGTGGCAATAAACTTGTAATATACACACTCAAGGATATGCACTTCCAATACGTAACAGAATTTACTGCACCTATTGACTCAGACGGTTATGGTAACAGTATAACAGTTTCAGACAATGGTAACTTAATTGTTGTAAGTGCTCCTGGCACAGACGCTAGAGAGTCGCAACAAGGCAAAGTATTTGTTTACAAAAATGTTGCAGGAACATATTCATTACAACAGGAACTAAACAGTCCTAATGCAGAATTAGTTGAAGGCTTCGGACAAACTTTAGGATTTGACGGCAATCAATTAATTGTAACAGGTGCAACTAGTGATATACTACTTGACACTACATTTGATAGATATGAGAATAGAGACACAACACGTAATGACTATGTTAACGATCCAACTAAAGGATTTAATGTAGCAGAAACAACTTACGATAATGGATTTACTACATTTGTTAAGCGTGTAAGTGACAGTGGCAATGTTTATGTTTATGAAAATATAAATGATACTCTTGTGTTTGGACAGCGTTTAAAATATTCAAACTTTAATGTTAAAAACTTTGGCAAGAACGCTATTGTAAACAACAACACAATACTAGTAGGTTTACCTGCACTAGGCGTTACAGGAAATATTCAAGGTCAGGTAGCAGTATACATCAAAGATGATATTGACAGCACTTGGTCAGTTTACAGAGAACCAATTGATCCTGCAGACCTAAACAAGTTTAGAGGAAGTTTTGTTTACGACACTAAACAAAATAATATGCTAACAAGACTTGATATACTTGATCCTATATTAGGTAAGATACCTGGCACAGCAGAACAAGAATTATCATACAAAACACATTATGATCCTGCAAATTATAATGTAGGCTTTACTAATAATAAAGAACAGTACATTGCTTGGGACGATAGAAATAAAGGTAAACTATGGTGGGACCTAAGTACAGTAAAATATATTGACTATCATCAAGGTTCAATAACATACTCACAAAATACATTTAACAAACTTGCAGAAGGCGCAAGTATTGATGTTTACGAGTGGGTAGAGTCAAACATATTACCGTCAGCATGGGATAACTTAGCAGATACTAATAGAGGCACAGCATTAGGTATAAGTGGTACTTCTAAATATGGCGATACAAAATATGCAACACAAGAAATATATGATAGTGTTGGACAAGTGTTTACTACAAAATATTACTTCTGGGTTAAAGCAACTAAGGTACTACCACAAATTGAAGGTAGAAATTTAACAGCATATGATATACAAAATATCATAACAGACCCTGCAGGACAGAAATTAAAATTCGTTACTATACTTGGTAATGATAGATTTGTTTTATATAACTGTAATAACTTAGTTAGCGATACAGATGTTGCAATTAATTTCCGTTACTGGACTATTGAAAATCAAGATAATAATATTCATACAGAATATCAAATTGTTACAGACGGATTTGAAACAAGTAAACCTAAATCAAGTATTGAACAGAAATGGTTTGATAGTTTAATCGGAACTGACAAGTATGGCAGAGCAGTACCAGATCCAACATTAAGTATAAAACAAAAATACGGTAACTTAAATAGACCAAGACAAGGTTGGTTTGTAAATCGTAAAGAAGCACTAAAACAATTTATTGAAAGAGTAAACAGAGTTCTTATAAAAGAGCTTGCGGTTGATAACTTAGATCTTACAAAATTATCTAATAAAGATCCTCGCCCAACAATACTGTCAGGCATGTTTGATAGTATTATTGATACAGAAGCAGAATTAAGATTTGTTGGTACTGTTAGAGCAGAGCAAGCAGTATTAGAACCTGTTTGTGTAGACGGCACAGTAACCAAAATAAAGGTAATAACTAGAGGTAGAGGTTATAAAAATCTTCCAAAAATTACTATTAACGGAACTGGAACAGACCTAGAACTAACACCTGTTTTAAACAACATAGGCGCTATTACAAGCGTTACTGTTGTTAATGGCGGCACTAACTACACAGACGACTTAACGCTTACTGTAAGACCTCTTAGCACCCTTGTAAGGTCAGATAGTACACTAGGTGGCAAGTGGTCAATTTATGTTTGGGATAGTACAAATAGAAATTGGACAATATCAAATCAACAGTCGTATGATGTAGCAGAATATTGGAATTACAAAGATTGGTATGCAGAAGGTTACAGTGAATTAACTTCAGTAGACTACTTAATTGATAATCTATACGAATTAAATATTATACAAGATACTATTGGTGACATTGTTAAGATATCTAGTGTAGGCACAGGCGGCTGGATATTACTAGAAAAAATTGTAAACGTAGATACACCAGACTATAGTTCAGGATACAAAACTGTTGGACGTGAAGACGGTACACTAGAATTCCTATCAAAACTTTATACACAAGACGGTGGATCATTAGAGTTACGTAAAATATTAGAAACTATTAGAGATGATTTATTTGTTGACGAACTTGCAAATGAATATAACCAATTGTTCTTTGCAGGACTGCGTTATGTGTTTACAGAACAAAATTATGTTGACTGGGCATTTAAAACAAGTTTCATAAAAGCAAAACACAATGTAGGCGAGCTAAAAGAAAAAACTACATATCAAAATGATAACTTACCAAGTTTTGAAAAGTACATTGAAGAAGTTAAACCTTACAGAACAAAAGTTAGAGAATACTTATCAGCATATGATAAGACAGATAATACTCAAAGTGTTGTAACAGACTTTGAACTATCGCCGTTTTATGATACAGAGCGTGGCGAAATAGTTAGTCCACAAGTTAAAATTAATGACGGAGTGTTATCAGGTATAAACTTTAATATTGATCAGTATCCACAAAAGCATTGGGTTGATAATTTTACATACAGTGTTGAAGAAGTTAAAATTGAAAATGGTGGCTCGGGCTATACTAATATTCCACAAGTAACTATTACTGGAGGCGGCGGCACAGGTGCAACTGCAAGTGCATATATAGGTAGTGGTAGTGTTAAAAATATTGTTATTACTAACAGTGGCTCAGGCTTTACAAGTATTCCAACTATTACAATCGACGGTGTACAAGACGAAGGCGGAACACCACCTAAAGTAAGTATTGTATTAGGAAACAAAAAAGTAAGAAGTTTAAATATTACACAAAAATTTGACAGACTATCTCCAAACTTAGAAATATTAAACTTACCAGAAACAGAATTATTTACAAGTACTGGTACTGAACTTACACTAACACTGAAGTTTCCAATGGACTTAACAAGAACTAATGTTAGAGTGTTCTTTAACGATACTGAAGCACTAAGCAGTCAGTATAGTTTCAATAACAAAGAATTGTTTAGTACAAACAAAACACACATTCGTAACCAAGGTTATATTACATTAACTAATGCACAACTAGTTGGAACAATAATTAGAGTTGAGTACAACAAAGATATTAGTATGCTTACAGCGGCAGATAGAATTAACTTATTCTACAATGCAACTGATGGGCAGTTAGGTAAAGACCTAGGACAACTAATGGACGGTGTTGACTACGGTGGCGTTGAAGTTAAGAGTTTTGAATTTGGTCAAGACTTAGGTTGGGACAGTAAAGAATGGTACACTACTTCATGGGATTCATATGATGAAAACTTTGATGATGAAAGTTTTGTAACAACTGGTCCTACATTTAGATTCCAACTATCTAAACCTTTACAAGAAGATGCAATATACAATGTATATGTTAATGCTACAAGAGTTGATGATATTAACTATGACGGTAGTACTAAAACTTATATTGCAGGTGATGGTTCAACAGTTCTTTCATTAGGTAATCCAAATGCAATTATGTTATCAATTACTTCAGACAGTACTGAGTATGTAGTTGAGAACGGAAACTATTATATTGATATACAAAATGTTGAGGAATGGGAAGAGTTCTTTGCTACTTCTAATCCAACAATTACTTTTAGAAAATCTACAAGCGATGGTAGTTTCCTACCAGAAGGCATTGGCTTTGATAGTTTAATTGAAGGTGGTAACTTACAGTATGGTACTGCAACAGGAATTGATGCAGGTGATATTAACCTTGACGGTGACGGATTTGTTACACCAACAACATCAAAAGGTCCAGAAGAATTAGTTCCAGGACAGTTACATGATACATTAGACTTAAAAGTTTACGATAGATCAGCAGACGGCGGAAGTTTAATTAGCACAAGAAACTATACTGCAACTGATGGACAAGTAAACTTTGATTTAGATGTTTTACCACACAACATATTCAGTGCTATTGTTAAAGTTAACGGAAAAATATTACAATCCGAAGACGTTCCAGGATCTGATAGTTCAGTAGTTGGAACACCAGAGTACAGTATAAACTTTACAGATAAGAAATTAGTTCTAAGAGATGCACTAGTAGCAGGAGACAAAGTAAATGTATTGTCAATGGCAGGCAGTGGAGAAAGAATTTTAGACACAGATCACTTTATTGGTGACGGCACAACAAGAACATTTGTAACAAGTGTGATATGGTCAGACGGTATACAAAATTACATCAATGTAGACGGAGCAAATGCTCAAGTATCATTATTTGAAACAGATAGTTCCTATGGTGATAAAGCAGGACTAGTTGGACTAGACTTTGTTATTCCGCCAAACGATAATGCGTTTGTTTATTACTCATTGTTTGATACTAATGAAGAAACAATACAAAGATATAGCGAAGTAATTATTGATAGATTTATTGGAGATGGTAGTACAGTACAGTTTGAATTGTCACCTGAGCCTGCTTCAAGGCTTCCACTAAGTCATAACATTATTGTTAAAGTTGATGATAAAATATTATTTCCAGGATACACACAACAATGGTACATCACTACAGCACGTGAATATGTATTAGATAGATCACAGTATCCAACAAGCAGTCTAAGTCCAGATGCAGTTGATGTATACATTAACGGTATTAAAAAAGTATTACTAAAAGACTATCGTTGGAACTTTAATAACTCATCAGTTACTTTGTTTGATAACGTAGGTGAAACTGGCGATGACTTAGAAATTGTTATTACAGATTCAGCAGAATATGAATTTAGTAAAAATACATTAATTGGACTACCAACAGTAACAGGTACATTTGAACCAGGCGAAACTGTAGAAATAGGAACTGGAGACAGTACAGTTTATACAGCAACAGTAAAATCATTTACTACTGGTACAGGTAACTTAGTTGTAGTAGGCACTGTTCCAGGACTATCCCAAGCAGTTGACCTTGACGGTAGTATTCCAATTGTAGGCTTAACAAGTAATGCAACAGCATCATCGATTGTAAGTATAACACTTGTTGAAGCAGGCGACAGACTAGTATTAGATAGCATACCTGCAGATGGTAAACAAATTGATGTATATAAATTTAATAGACACGAACTACAAGATATACAAATGGAAACAAAAACTAACGTTTCACGTAGTGTACTTACAGTTGGTACAGATGACTATTATGAATTTAATAGACTAACAAAAGGCTTAGTTAAACTACGTGCGCCAGCAGTAGATACTGCGTACCTTTGGATAAGTTTAAACGGAACATTGTTAACTCCAAACGTTGACTACAAGTTAGTTAAAATGGATAATTACGTACAAATAGATAGACCCGTTAAACCAAATGATAAAATACAAGTAATTCATTTTGCGGCTGACAAAGCAAGTGAAAAGTTTGGATATAGAATGTTTAAAGACATGCTTAACAGAACGCACTATAAGAGACTAAACCAAGCAAATGTTTACTTCTTAGCAGAGCCGTTAAGTATATCAGATCAAGCAATTCAACTTACAGACGCACAAGGTATTACACAACCAAATAAAGAACTAAATGTTCCAGGCGTAATATTTGTTAACGGAGAAAGAATTGAATACTTTGAAGTAGTTGGAAAAGAATTAAGACAACTACGTAGAGGTACATTAGGAACAGGACCTGCTGATACTTACCCTGCAGGAACAGAAATTATGGATCAAAGTAATTCTGAAACTATTCCTTATACAGACGAAATGGTAAGTTCAATAGCACTAGATGATGAAAGTACACAAATATTGCTAGATTGGATCCCTACTAACGGAGTAAACGAGTTTGAAGTGTTTGTAGCAGGACGTAGACTACGTAAGAATTCAATTAGTATGTACCAAAATCAAGTAGTTGATGCTAATGGAATTGTAACAACAGAGCTTATTGCTAAAGATAGCCCAGAAGGCGACATTACTTTAGCACCAGAGTTTACGTTAAATATTACAGATTCATCAGCAACAGTAACACTTGCAGACGCTCCAGTAACAGGTACTAGGGTTGTTATAGTAAGAAAAATAGGAAAAACGTGGCAAACACCAGGGGAGCAGTTAAGATACGCAAATAATTCAATTGCTGAATTCATCCGCGAGGCAACAACTGACTTACCTAAATAAATACACTAGCAGGAAGATAAAATGACAGATACATTTAAAGATTTAAACGGAGTACTACTCCAAGGACATATCAAAATTAGTGATCCTGAGAGTGGCGAGATTCTTATTGATAAGCGTAATGCTATTCATTATGAGAACATGAGTTTGGCACTAGCGGAATCACTAGCCAACGCAGGACAAGGGCCTATATATAAAATGGCATTTGGTAACGGTGGTACAGCAGTTGATCCAACAGGAATTATTACTTACTTAACACCAAACAGTACAGGTACAAATGCAAGTTTGTACAACCAAACGTTTGCTAAAGTAGTAGACGATCAAGCAGGTAATAATACAGATCCTGTAAGAAACAAAATAGAAACAAGACACGTTAGTGGTACAAACTATACAGACATACTTGTTAGTTGTTTGCTAGACTATGGTGAACCAAGTGGACAAGATGCATTTGATACTACAACAAATACAGAAAACTTATATGTATTCGATGAACTAGGACTAATAAGTGCTGGGGCAGGCGGTACAGACGGTAGACTTTTAACACACGTTATCTTCCATCCAGTACAGAAATCATTGAATAGACTTATTCAAATTGACTACACTGTAAGGGTACAGAGTTTAACTGGCTTTACAGAGGTATAATAAATGGCATACGCAATTAAATATTCCGATTTTGTTAATAAAGGCAGTATTACTGTTGAAGACAACACTATTAACCAAGAGACTTCTCTTAAATTACCAGGGCGTAATACTACAGCGTATGGTTCTAGTATTGCAGAAAACTTTTTACACTTACTAGAAAACTTTGCTAACAGTTCAAATCCTGGTAGTCCAGTAGAAGGTCAACTATGGTATGACAATAGTCCAGGTGTTGATCAGTTAAAATTATGGGACGGTAGTGCTTGGGTAGCGGCCGGCGGCCTTAAAAAAGCAAATATTGCTCCAGATGCAGAAACATCAGTCATTGGCGACCTTTGGGTTGACACCGATAACCAACAGTTATACCTATTTGCAGGTTCAGGTTGGCTATTAGTAGGACCAGAGTTTGCAGAAGGACTAGCAACTGGCTCTAGACCAGACAAAGTTGTAGCGATTGACAATAACGAATACGATGTTGTGTTCATAGAAGTTAAAGGTAGTCCAGTTGCTATTATAGCAAGTGAAGCATTTAATCCAAAAGCTACTATAGTAGGTTTTGAAAGTGGACTAAAACCAGGTGTAAACTTATCGGCAGCCAATGTAGGCGGCGATGGAGTACCACAGTTTAATGGTATTTCAGAAAAAGCATTAGGTTTAGTAGTACCAGGTGCAACAACAGCACAAGATGTATTAATTACAGCGGCTAATGTTATGCGTAAAGACGCTATTAACATTACTAACTTTGCAATTAACGTTAAAAACTCAGAAGGTATTAGTGTTGGTGAAGGTAGTTTAGTAAAAATGCAAATGGACGGACAAGCAGGTATTATTTCACATGCTGGTCCAGGTGCAAACTTACAAATTAGAATGAATACAAGTTCTAATCAAGCAAATGCTCCATTAGAGTCAATACTTACAGTTGATAGTACTAGAAAAGTTGGTATTAACAAGTCAGGACCTGAAGTTGCATTAGATGTAAGCGGTGTTATACAATCAGATAACCAAATACGTTCAACAAGTTTACTTGAAAGTGCAACAATAAGCACAGGAAGTATTACTTCAACTGGCGGAATGGGTATTGCTAAAAATGTTAATGTTGGTGGACAAGCAAAAGTAGCAGGTCCGTTGATAATAGGTAGATCTCCAGATAGTATTCCACTTACAAGTACAGACTTATCTGAGATAGGTATCGATGATTTAAGAAATACTTACAATGTTGCGTTGTTACCAGATGAAAATAATTTAAGAACTATAGGTACACCAAACAAAGTGTTTGCTAGTATGTATGCTACAGAATTTGTAGGTAGTTTAAAAGGTGAAGTACAAGGTTCTGTATCAGGTAGAGCTGGTCAAGCAGATAGATTGTCATCGCCAACAGTATTCCAATTAACAGGCGATGTTGTTGCAAACAATATTTCCTTTGATGGACAACAAGGTAGTGTAACATTTACTACAGCAGTTAGTAATAACTTTATTGCAAACAGACCTAGTGTAATAGGCGATGGCGCAAACGCTACTCCAGTTGCATCAGAAAGCAATGATGAGTTTTTAGTTAACAAACCGTCAGGCGTATTTAAAATGCCTAGAGATAGAATACTAGCAGGAGTTAAGGCTATTGTACCAGTAGGGTCAATTATTCCTTATGCAGGTATTATTGATAATGTAGACATTCCTATTCCAGATGGTTGGTTAGTTTGTGATGGTACTAACTATTTGATTGCTGATAAAACATCGTTACATGCAGTAGTACAATGGTCATTTAAATCAAAATCACAAATTGAAACAGAAACAGGTGACTCAGACGCATACTTTGCAGTACCAGACTTACGTGGTAGACTACCAATGGGTAAAGATAACATGGGTAAAGGTAGTGCAAACGTTACAGACAATGCGGCGGCAGATACTTTAGGTGCTTCCAGCGGTACAGAAAAAGTAACACTAGCAGTTAGTAACTTACCAGAACACGAACACGATATGATAAATGATAGAGACGGTGGCGAAGGATCACAGTTTTATGCATTTAGTGATACATCATCTGTTGCTAACTTAGGTGCATCAGGTACAGTAGAAAAGACAGACTTAGTTGGTACAGGAACAGGCGCATTATACGCAGGGTCAGGCGGTATTGATACACAAAGTACATTAGGGCAACCGATAGATGTTATGAATCCATTCTTAACACTCAACTACTTAATTTACGCAGGGGAATAATAGATGGCTTATAAACTAAACAAGACAGACGGAACGCTATTAACAGAACTAGTTGACGGCCAAATAGACACTACTAGTTCGGACATAACATTAATAGGACGTAACTACGTAGGGTTTGGTGAAGCGTTCAACGAAAACCTTATTAAAATATTAGAAAATTTTGCAAGTACAGCGGCACCAGCAACTCCTATTACAGGACAGTTATGGTACGATAAATCACAAGGCAGACTAAAAGTATATGACGGGACAGGTTTTAAATCAAATGGTCCTATAGTTAGTAACACACAACCACAAATGGTTGCAGGTGATATTTGGATCAACAATGCTACTAACCAAATGAAGTTCTTTGATGGTACAGGAGATCCTGTACTAGTTGGACCAATATATACAGATGCCCAAGGCAAGAGTGGATTTGAAGTTGATACAGTTAGAGATAAATCATCAGTTGACCATACACTAATTAAATTGTTTATCGGTGAAACTACAGTTGCTCTTATTAGTAACGATGAGTATAGTCCAACACTTGCAGAACAATCAAGACTAAATTACACACAAGATATTAAACGTGGCTTCAATATTATTGATGCTGATAACTTTAGATTCTATGGTGTTGCTGATTCATCTAACTCACTAATTACAGACCAAATTGATCCTGACACACAATTAAGAATTAGAAAAACAGCAGGACAGTTCCTAGCATCAGATGCTAACAGTATTACAACTGGAACAATCTTTATTCAAAACTCCGGCGGTTTAACTGTTGGACAATCAGGCGAAGCAAAGTTTCAAGCAACAGACGAACTTACAAGTATTGAACTTACTGGTAAAGATGATAGGTTTAGAATTAACTTATTAGGGGCTACTGAATATGATGGATTTGTTTTAACTTCTAATAATAGAAGAGCTGGTATTAATATGGACTTAGGTCAGTTACCGACTGCTACATTAGATATTAATGGTGATGCTCTTATTAGAGGTAACTTAACTATTGAAGGTTCAAGTACAACTATTGAAACACAAAACTTAACAGTTGATGACTACAATATTGAACTAGGACATGCAGATACAGTAATAACACTTAATGCGGCATTGGATGCTACTATTGCAGGACAATTTGCAGTAGGTGAAACTGTTACACAATCAAGCACATCAGCAACAGGTACTTTTAAAAGTATTAGCTCAGACTTAGTTACACTTACATTAGAACCAACTAACGGAACATTTAGCTCAGGCGCTGACACATTAACAGGCTCAGCAGTTGGTTTATTAAATCAAGAAGGCGGAGCAAATGCAGTAGTATCTAGCGTAGTGCAACGTAGTGACTCAACAGCAAATAATGCTGGTGTTATAATTAAAGGTGCTCCGTCAAATGTAAATGCAAATGACAAGTATCTTAAATGGTTAAATGATGGAACTGAAGGCGACAACTGGCAAGTTAGTGATCATTTAAATCTTTATGACGGCAAAGCATACAAAATTAATAATGTTGTTATAGCACAAGAAAATTCAGGAGGTACATTCCATGAATTAGGGTCTGCGATTGAAGTAGCGGCAGGATTGCGTGAAGTTGGCCAAATGGACAGAGTACGTATAAAATCTTCTATGGAGATACGTGATAGCGGTGGTACTCCAATCATAGATACAACAGCAGGTCTGCAAGTCAATAGTGGCGGAACAGTTGTGTTCAACAATGTAAAAATTACAGGTGTTGCTACTACTAACTATGCTACAGGTGCAACAACTGATGTTGCAAACAAAGACTATGTAGATACACAGATGGAAAGTGATACTATAGCACTAATAATAGATGTTACAGACATGCCACAAACAGGTTTTGCAAGTTTAGATGCACAAGTTATTGACAGTATAAACTTTTTACATCCAGCGTCAGAAAAACGCATTAATACATATGCAAGAGTAATTACTACTTCGCTAAGAGGAGCAGTTAGTAACATTGCAATTGGATCAAGTATTAGTACAACAAAAATTGGTGTAGACTTTTCAGACTTAAATGTTATTGAACCGTATGGTGCAACACCAACAGCGGCAGGTCCAGCAAACCAGCAACTAGTACAAGATATTGGATTTACAGGAACAACAACAGGTGATGTTACGTTAAAGGCAGATGACGGAGCAACACCTACAGCAAATACAACTCGAGTTAAAAGATTCTTTAAAGTAGAGGATGTAGGCGGAACAAAGACATGGGTAACTTCTGCTACGGGTCCAAACGGTGAAACTCCGTAAGAACATTAACAGGGAAATACGATAAATACTATTATCGTAATAGGGGATATTAACGAATGGCTTATACAATATTTAATACTCGTAATAACAGCGTAGCAGTAGTTGAAGATGGTACTATTGACAACACAACTGACCTAAAACTAATAGGTAAAAACTATGCAGGTTACGGCGAAATACAAAATGAAAATTTTGTTTACTTACTAGAAAACTTTGCTGGTGCAAACCAACCACCAAGACCAATAGCAGGACAGTTATGGTTTAACACTACTTCTAAAAAAATAGAAGTATATGATGGTAATAGTGAAAGCGTTTTTGTTCCCCTTGGAAACGTTCACATTGGTTCTAAGCCAAGCGGTTCAGCAATTACAGCGGCAAATGTTAACAAAGGTGACTTATGGTGGGACGATGTAACAAGTCAGCTATATGCACATAACGGTGCAGTATCAGGAGATCCTTTTGTACTAGTTGGACCAAAAGGCAACCAAACTGTTAAAACAACAGTAGATGATGCTGAAGTTTATGATAACTTGTTTGCAGGCCAAGCAGACGATACTCCATACAAGCACAGAATTTTAAAAGGTTTCGTAGATGACGTTGTTATCTTTACAGTAAGTAATGACGAATTTACATTAGATGATTCAAACCCAATTACTGGCTTTGATAGAATTAAAAAAGGTATTACATTACTTAATACACAAAATGCAAACAGCGGAGTTACAACAGGTAACTATCAATTACATGGTACTGTTTCAAATGCATTACAATTAGGTGGAACACTAGCGGCAGAGTTTGTACAACGTTCAAACCCAACGTTTGTTACACAAGTTGATATTGCTGACAATGATGGTTTATTAATTGGACCAAACGACGAATTACTAGTTAAAATATCCGGCGGCGAAACAATACTTGAGTCAACTATTACAAATGCTGATATGTCATTTAAAGTTAAAGACGCAGGCGGCTCAACAGTTATTCCATTAAAACTTTCAGCAACTGGCCCAATGCCAAATGCAGATAACACAATGGATATTGGTTCTACAACTAAGCGTTGGAACGAAGTACATGCTGTAAACTTTAGAGGTATAGCAGACGAAGCAAATACTGTATTAAGTGACGGAACATACAAAATTGCTACTAAAGGAAACACATTTGACGCTCTTGTAACAAGAGATAGCGTAGGTGACATCTTTGGTACTAGTTTCCGCGGAACGCACTTATACAACAGCACAGACGCTACAGCGGCGCTTACAGGTAGAGTTACTAAAGCAGATGGTGTACAAGTAGACAACGGAGCAACATTTATTGGTGCGGCAACTACTGCTACAGCAAACACACTAGTTGCTAGAGACAATTCAGGTAATATTACAGCAACACAATTTAGTGGACTAGCATCAAGAGCGGCAACACTACAAGTTGCTACAGGTGCAAATACATATGAATATAGAGTTGGTCAAGTTGCAGACGGTGCGGCACAGCCAGACACAGTTGCAGTTAGAGACAGCAACGGAAAACTATATGCTACAGAATTTATAGGTGCATTAAACGGTGCGGCCGCAACAGCAAATAAATGGACTACTGCAAGAATATTAACAGTAGACGGTGATTTATCAGGACAAGTTACAATAGATGGCTCGCAAGATGTTACTTTAACACTAACAGCTGGTAGTAACAGTGTTTCTTTAGGAACAGATACTACAGGTAATTATGTACAAAATATATCAACATACAACAGTGATCCTTATCTTAATGTTTATGTAAACAATGTATTAGACGGTGCAGGCGCAGAAAGTGCAGTACTACAATTAGGACTTGATGCTAGTACAACTAAAACTTCAAACTCATTAGTTGCACGAGATGCATCTAATGCTATTGCTGTAGGTCCTATTAGTTCAGATGATATTACTGCTACTACTATAGACGGTAGTATAATAACAGCAAGTACTAGATTTACAGGACACGTAAACGAATCAGGTACAGCAAACGATGGTTGGTTTGATAACTTAACTGTTGGAACACTTAATGCTACTAACTTTAACTTTAACAGTATTGTAACTGCTATTGCAAATGGTGGTACAGGCGCAACAACTGCTCCTCTTGCTAGAACTAATTTAGATGTTTATAGTAAAGGCGAAGTTGATACAACAGTATCTAACTTAAATAGTGCGATTGCTGGTGTTAGCTCTACATCAATATCAAATGGTAATAGTAGCGTAGCAGTAGCAAACGGCGGCGATACAACATTTACGCATAATGGTACTGTAATTGGTAAAGTTAAATCTACAGGTATTGACTTAGAAGCAGGATTTAAATTTATTGGTACAGCAACAGAAGCAGACTTTGCTGACTTAGCTGAGAAATATACAACAAACGAAGAATTAGCACCAGGCACAGTAGTATGTGTTAGTGCAGATGAAGATAGCGAACTTAAAGCATGTGGACCAAACGATTTTCCAGTAGGAATTATATCTACTGATCCAGCTTACTTAATGAACGCAAGTGCAGACGGACAAGCAATAGCACTTAAAGGTCGTGTACCAACTCGTGTACTAGGAGCAGTTAATAAAGGTGATATACTTTATGCAAGTTACGATGGTGTACTAATTAAAGACGGTGCACAAAAAGTTGCTATAGCACTTACTACAAGTACTATTGAAGAAGAAAAAGTAGTTGAGTGTATGATAATTCTTTAAGAATAATCCACTCAATAAAAAAGGAGCATTACGCTCCTTTTTTTATGACTAAAAAATATTATTGTTCTGAGGGTGTTAAAGTTTTTACAGTAAGTGCATGAAGTTCACCACTTGCCATTTCTTCTTTTACTAATTTTAAAACTAGTCTTTGTCTATTTACTTTTGATATTCCTTCAAAAGCAGGCGAAATAATAACTGCTGAACAGTTGCATCCGTCGCCTTGCATAGTTACAATAGATTCTGATATACCAGATTCAAGCCTTGCTTGTACTTCTTCTAAAGTCATGTTAACTCTTTTTAGTTATTAGTGTAGGTCTGCCCAGGTTGAGCCTGTGTATACTTGTAATTTTGTATCTGTAGTATTAAACACAACCATGCCAGCTGCCGCTGTTAGTGCATTACGCTGTGTAGTTGTCATACTAGCAAATTTAACAGCAGTACCAAAGTCTGCAACATCTTCTACAATTTTAGTTTTAATTGTATAGTTTGAAATGTCTTGTAGCTCTGCCGGATCAGTTACTGAACCTGCATATTCAGTTACAAAGAAACCACTGTTTGTTTCACTTAATGCTGTTCTGTGAATTGCAGTAATTGCACGGTCACCAAATGCTGAAAGTTTACCTGTAACAGTCAGGTCGTTAGTTACATTAACGTTACTGTCAATTACTAATTCAGTTGTATAATCGTTTACATCTGCGCATATGCTGTTAATAGCAAGTTTTGTAGGGTTACTTGCACTGTATGCATCAATGTTATTATCGTTAATTACAACGCCAGTTATGCCACCTATGCTTACAGCATTGTCAACAGTTAAGTCACTACTCATAACTACTGCTGGAGTAACTGTAATAGCACTTGAATCTGCACTATCAATTAAAGTAGTAAACACGTTACCTGTAAATGTGCCTGTATGATCACCTGCCGCATTACCAACTACTGCACCAGTATGTGTACCTGCACTGTTACCAGTTAAATCACCTGTTACGTTACCAATTAATGTGTTATTTACAGCATCTACAATAACAGTACTGTCATCGCCAAATACTGAACCTTTAACATCGCCTGTGTGATAACCTGCTGTATTACCAGTTACATTGCCTGTTAGTGTTCCTGAAAGTGTTGTTGCTGTAACTGAAAGTACACTTAAAGCCGCATCTGATGGACCTGTGTTTGCCGCTAATACTGTTTGCGCACCTGATCCTTTTACATCACCAGTTACGTTACCAATTACGTTACCAGTTAAATCACCTTGTAAATCAAATGCAGGACTTGCTGTATGTGTAACTTCTCCTGACGAAGCATCATACATCAGTATAGTTGTACCAACAGCACTTCTAACTGGTTTAACTACAAATGTATCTGCTACAATGTTGTTTACGGCAACACCAGTGGCATTTATTACAATCGAGTTTGCGGCTTGATTTGTTTCACCTGCTTTTTCACCAATGGCTATTGCATTTACGCCTTGAGTTGTATAACCTGCGTGAGTACCAATTGCTACAGCAAGGTCACTTTGTGTAGTTTTGCCTGCGGCTTCACCAATTGCTATTGATTGTATGCCTTGAGTAGTTTGACCTGCGTCATAACCAATTGCTACTGAGTAAAGTCCGCTTGATTGTCCTGCACCCGAGCCAAGTGCAATACCTGTTTCACTTGTTCTTAAACTTGTTGTTTCGATATCACCAACAATCTTATTGTTAACGCCATCTACTAATAGTGTGCTATCATCGCCAAATACACTACCTTCTACGTCACCGTCAAGTCTTACTGCGTGTATGTTATTCCACTTTAATGTGCTTGAACCTAAATCATATGTAGCGTCTGCGTTCGGAGTTAATGAACTTGTTATTCGTGCGCCTAAGTTAACAGTGTCGTCACTAGCATCATCACCTAAGATAATGTCGCCAGTAGCAGTAATAGTACCGGTAATATTAATATTACCTTGACCAATTATGTTGTTGCCGTTAAGGTCTAAATTTTGTTGTAAGTCTAATGTTGAGTTTATTGTATCAGCTACAATGTATTCACCTATGCTTGCAATAGCTGAACCAGCCATTGGCATACCGCCTGCTGTTGCTCCGTCACCTATATATAATTTGTCGGTATCTGTTACATACACCAACTCGCCGTTTGCGAAAACTACACCGCCACCTGCGGTACGTTCAGCATCTGTGCCACGTCTGATCTGTAATGCCATTCTAGTTAACTCCTGATAACATATTTATTTGTTATTAGTATTTATCCATCTGAACTATCTTCTTAACTTTAAAAATTTCTTAGTTCTTTTGGTAATATCTGCTTTAACCTTGTCTGTATCTAGTCTAAAGTCAACATTCTTTATTACATTTTGATACTGTTCAAATAGGTCGTCTAAGGATTTTTCTAGATCTTTTACAGGCTTTTTGTCTGTATTAATATCAATGTCCCATATTTTACCGTCAGTAAACTCTACTCTGACAGAGTTAAGGTACTCAAGTGGTACAACATCAATGTGTACGTCCTTGAGTACCTCTGGCCAATGATCTATTACTTCTTTTGGAAGTTGCTTTTTACGAGGTTTCTTTTGCACTAGACTTGGTTTTCTTCTTTGTAGGTACCAATTCCTCTGCTTGTTCTCGTAGTACTTTTGCTTCCTTAAATAAAGTGTCTGCTTGTGAACGATACTGTGCGGCTAAATCTTCGTCGCTTAATGTATCTGTTGCAGGTGNTACTTCAGGTGCTTTAACAGGTGCTTGTGCTGTTGCATTCGCATTTGGTGCGCCTTTAACTTCACCGGCTAAGTCTTCTATTGTAACGCCTTTTTGTTCGGCAATAATTTTATTTAATTCTGCAAGGTTAATAGTTGTACTATTATCAGGTGTCATTTCAATATCTTCTGATAATACTTTTGTTAGTTTGCCCATTGCATGGAAGCCTACTAACATGTTCTTACCGTCTGGTAAATGTGTTCTGTGCATCGCATCAGCAAGTTCGTTTGCTTCTTGTCCTGCGCCTGATTCAATTAAAGTCATTAATGCATCATGGTCTGGTGAATCTAAATTCTCACTCATTACTACAAGTGAAAACTTTGAGTCTCCAGGTACTGTGCGATATGCTACTGCACATCTTTTTTGATTTTTTACAACGCGGCCTATATGTTTAAGTGCCATAGTTATTCTCCTTTAGGTTCTTCCTGCGGTTTTGATTCGCTTACGGCGCCCAAGAAAGATTCTAGTTTGTTATATGTTTGACCTACAATAGCCATTTCATTTGCTTTAAAAGCGCCTCTTGAACTTGCTACATCAATAATTTGTTTAATTGCTGTTAGGTCTTGGACAGTTAATTCTGCCGCTGGTGGAGTTGCAGGTGCTTCAGTTGCTACTGGTGCTTCTACAGTCTCTTTTGGTGTTGTGTCATTCGCCATTATATATCTCCTATACTATTATATATACGTAGTTAATTATTTGTATTTCAGAAGTGGACAAGCCAACATGAAATAACTTGCTTCTTTTGGGTCTTCAAATCCGACTTTAATAAAGTTATCAGTTCTTCCATTATTACTTGATACTCCTACTGATTTTCCTAAAAAGTATCTACCTTTTAAATGTCTCAGTACCCATTTATTTAACGATTCCTCGATGTTGTAGGTGTAAGGAATGGTTATATATTCGAATTGTGGAGATACACAATGTGCTCTCCTTAATCCAAAAAAGTTTAAAGCGTTTGGTTGTTTAAGTTTAGGCACTCATTTCCTCATAGTGTAAAGTTGTACCAAACGGTGCTTCGGTCTTTTTATCATGATGTGAATGTAATAAGAATAATGTATCACAATACTCTGCATCACCCCATGAGTCCCATGTATATCCGTCTGTAAACATAATGAATTTTTTAGGAACAATGTCTCTATCTTTCATATACTGCCAGTTAACATCAAAGTCAGTGCCGCCACCGCCCATAACTTCGTAGTCACGTAAGTCTTCTCCGCCATCAGCAGTAAATTCTTGTTCGTTGTATACCTTTGTATCAAAGCACCATACAGTAATTTTATAATCTTTATACTGATCCATAATGCCTTGTACTTCACTTAAAAAGTCAGTTGCTTGTGAATTACCAATTGAGCCTGACATGTCAATACTAACACATAATTCAATTGAATCGTCAAAGTTTTGTCCTGGAAGTACTGCACTAGTATGCCAGCCTTTACGTGAAGGTTTCATAAATGTAAAGTCATTTTTTACAGTAGACTGAATTTGCTGTGAAATAATTTCACGCCAGTTCATTTTAGGCTCTGTAAGTTCTTTAATCATACGTTGCACTTCGCCAGGAGTATTACCTGCACCTGCCGCCTGTGCCGCTTGCATCATGCCTTCTTTAATTTCGTCTTTAATTTGTTTTGCTTCTGCTTTAGTCATCTTAGGCTTTTTCTTAGATGTACCGTTGCCGTTTGAATCTTTACCTTCGCCGTTGTCGCCTGGTTGATCACTACCGTCTGCTTCAAGGTGCTCGTCTAATAGCTCGCCTAATTGCTCTAAGTAGTCTTTTCCGTTCTGTTTTGCAGTTTCGTATATGTCATCATATACTTGCTCACCGCTCCAGCCTTCGTATTTAAAGTCTTGATAACAGTCTACTAGTTTAGGCTTTTCACCAATACGATCACGTACTAGCAAGTTATTAACTAGATAGTCAACTGCAATATTCCAAATTAAAGGGTTACGATCTTCTCTACGATCCATGTGTCCAAAGACACAATGTAAAATTTCATGTGCAATAACAAATTCAATTTCTTTGTTTGACATTGCATTAAAGAATTGAGTGTTGTAATAAAGGTTGCGTCCGTCTACAGCGGCAGTGGGTAACCAATCATCTGCGGCTAAAATGCGTAAACGTGTTGCCATGTTGCCAAAGAATGGATGACGCAAAAGCAAACCTACACGAGCAATAATAATACGGTCATATACTTCTACTCGCATTTCTTCTAATGCTTCTGGAGTAATATTAAGGTCTGGTTCCCAAAGTTTAGTTCCTGCAACGCTCATGTTCTTTTGCCCTTTTGTTTGTTACTATACATATATTATACAATCTTTATAGTAAAAAGTCAATATAAAATGGACGTTTTTTAATGAGAACGCCCAAAACTCAACACACCATATTAAGACTGTTGTGCGGCCTTAATATACTTACCAAAACGATCGTGGAATTCATCAAAGCATTCTACTTCGTCTGGATCAATGGGCAATGCGTACTGAGTGAGTGCTACTTTAACACCCATGACAACCAATTCAGTTTCAAAATTGTCCATTGCAAAGCGTAGAAAGTTATTCACTTTTTCATCAAACTTCTTATCGTTTGCGTCTGACGCTTCTTTTAGTTCGTAGCAAAGTGATACAGTCAGGGAATACATTGCACTGATTTCTGTCTGTTTCAACTCTTTAACCTTACCTGACAAGATGTCACTTGGGTTAGGCATAGATGCCGCTACTTTACGGTGTGCCATAAACTTAATGGCCAACCCTTCGCCTACTGTACCTGATGTAAGATCAGTTGTAGTTTCGACGTCTAGGTCGTCTTCTAATAGTTCACTTACAAATGTCCAACTACGTGGTGTTGCAAATGAACGACTTGGTGACTTTGGATCAAAGTCGTATAAATCTTTCTTACTAAACTGTAAAAAACCTACTACATCGTTATGTATCTTTTTATCTACAGCCCAGTCAAACCAGTCATTAAAATTAACTGCAAGTTCTAAGTGGATGAAACGGTTTGCTAACGGAGCAGGCATTCTGTAAGTAACACCTTTGTCTGCTTCACGGTTACCAGCCGCAACAATCATTACATTGTCTGGCAGTTTGTATGCTCCAACCTTACGGTTAAGAATAAGTTGATAAGCCGCCGCTTGTACAGCAGGTGCCGCAGAGTTCATTTCGTCTAAGAACAGTACAATGTTATCGAACTGTGCCGCAAACTCTTCGCTTGGTAGCTCAACTGGAGGAGCCCATTTCATTGTGTTATCATTAGCGGCATAATAAGGCATGCCTTTAATATCTGTCGGATCCCATAATGATAAACGAATGTCAATCAAATGTGATTTAGGTAAACTGTGAGTAATCTGTTCTACAATTTCAGATTTACCAATACCTGGAGGTCCCCAAAGAAAGATTGGACGCTTCTTTTTAATAGCGTGTTTAATTGATTTTTTAGCCTTATTAGGGCTTACGGTGCGTAGTGCTACATTTTCCATATTATATTCCTCTTGTGTTGTCATCAGTGCTAAGTTAATTTCTAACTATACATATAGTATACACTCTACAGAATAAAAGTCAACCACTAAGTTGCCAAAATGTTAAATTATTTTTCGTGTCGATTCATTGCTTTAGTAAGACCGTATTTACGTAGGTCTCCGCTAAACAAATGTAGTTCCATTGCTTTCTTTTCGCCTGTGACTACAATCGAATTATGGGTAAGGTAGTAAGGACAGTCAATAAACTTGTCTAAGAAGATAATGACTTGTGTTGTAAGGGGCATATCTTTTGGATACGGTACATCATATATCGCAAGATCTATTTCGGTTAAGATATCAAAACCTAATTCAGTGAGACATAGTCCGCCGGACTGTCTAGGATTCTTCCACCATAAGGGCATAAACTCTTTAACTGATAAATCGTTTGATGTTTTGCCTAGTTGATTGAGGAAGATTTTGGTATAAGTCTCTTTCCAGTTCATATCTCTGTTTCTAATTCACCTGTTGATAACTTATATACCGCAAATTCGTCTGTATTAAACATGTCGTTTAACTTCTTTGCTAAGTTATGAGCGTGCCCGGGGTTAGAAAAAGATACCTTCTTATACTTAGGTCCTGGATAGTTTGTGATAGAGTTTAAACTCTTTAGGTTGAAAGGTTTGTTGTTGTAGAACACTGCCCAGATAGCATCGGCATCTAGAACTTGTTCAGCTCTATAAGTCTTTTTATCTATGTGTTCTAGCAATACGGTTGGTTTAGGCCTACTCATATGCGTATACTCCTATAATTATATACGCATATATTTATCTCTTTTTACAGTTAAGTATGTAGTTTACTTCCAGTCAGTTCCACCGTCTAATCGTACTTCAATGTCACTTCCGCCGCCACTATTTTCTTTAACGTATCTTTCTAGATCGCCTTCTAGTCTTGCCATTACTATACCTAGTGTATATGCAAGATTCTTGGCTTGTGTTATAGGAAGTTTAACTTCTTTAGAGTTTGATAAATCTGCAGACTTAGTTTGCTGTAGAAACATCTGTATTGAAGAAGTGTTTAAAGGATCACTTGACATTTGCTTTACTCAACGCTGACTTCATTTCAAGATCTGTTTTAAACGGTCCTTGAAACTCGTAACGTTCTACAGTAAGTAGTTTAGGACAAAAGCTCTTTACCCAGCCTTTGTCAAAGCGTATAATGTAATATCCTGCACAATACAAGCTCTTACTCTTGTTACTTTTAGTAAACAATGGTAGTTTACGCTGTACATCTAGCATAGGATTGTAAGGATGTGTGCTTGTTGGAAAGTTATAAACTTCCTTCTCCGGCTTCTCTTCCGGTACATCTAGCACTTCACTAATCAGTACATTGTCTCCGAATGTACTCTTTAGTGCCTTTTTGCTGTCAAAATAAGCAGTTCCTGTAGGACCACTGAACATATACTTGTCTTCACTTATACTTAAAGTTCCAACTCGTACTCCTTCTTCTTCAAGAATCCAAAATTTATCTTTAAGAATAGTTTTTGTTTTTATCATTGTGGATACCTCGCTTGTAATGGTTCTGCAAAAGTTGCCGCCTGATCTGCAATACGTTGCATATCCCACTTAGCACAAAACTTCATAAGTCTCATACCAACTTGTGATACTTCTTTAGGCGTTGCATTTTCTGCAATCGTATTATTAATTATCTCTCTAATGTCTGCAGGTTGTGCAGTTAAGTCACATAGTGTAACATTACGTGTATAGTCATCTAGTACACGATGTTCAACACCTTCATGATCTACCCAACGCTGTAACATCATATTGTTCCAGTTGTAGCCTTTGCTATCTTTGTCTGCATATGCTTCAATAAGGCCTACTTTGTTCTTAGTGCCTTTTTTACGTACACCTGGAAATGCACTAAACACATTGTCACTAGTGTCGCCACGCATACACTTTTCAAATAACATAAAGTCAGGCTCAGGTGCAGGCTTTTCTAACTTAGTCTTCTTGTCAATAACACGATCACCTTTCTTGTCAAAGTAACCTTCGTGTGTAATTGTAACGTCTTGTATGCCGTTATACTGTTTACAGTTAGGTGCAATAAGTTGTGCAAAGTCACCGTCAGTACTAATAATAACATGATTGTCATTAGGGTGTGATTGTACCCAACCAGCAATAAGATCATCTGCTTCTAGTTGCGGATGACGCATAACAGTACAGTTAGTCTTTGTACTTACAAAGTCTTTAAACTCGTCGAAGATTTCCCAAAAGACTGTATCTTCTTCACTCTCAGTTACAGTCATCTTATCACGTGCAACTTGTCTGTTACGCTTGTAAGGTTCGTAAAAGTCTTTACGCCATGAACGACCTTCTAAACAAAACACAACATGATCAGCATCAAAGTCATTCCATGCTTTCTTAACACCTGCTAGTGTAATGTGTAGTGCCATACCTACTTTAGTATCAATGTCTCCACGTACAACGTGTCGAGCTCTAAAGAACGTATTTGCTGTGTCTACTAGTACATAAGTTGCCATATTATGAGCACCCCGATATACAAATTGATAAAATGTCGCCATTCTGTATGAACGCAACTAATAGTGTAATGCCTAAAATTTCTAACATAGTTCTGCCTTTGTGTAAATTATAATACTATTATAACACCAGAACTGGCTGTTGTCAAGCATTAAGATACTTCACTCTTACCTTTATCGATAGGCACTACGTTAATGTAGCCCATATCTCTATCTGGGTCTTCGCCATCTTCTTGAAGCATTTGCGTTACAATAGTTTTAAACCATGCATCAACAATCTCTTCGTTTGACTCACCACTATAACCTGCATCAAGTAATTGTTCAATAAACTCGTTATTCCAATCGAGCTCAAAGAACCCGTTTCGAATATTATCTTCATTTACTTGTGTATCTAATACTGCTACCCAGGGTTTACCTGCCTTAGTAGCAACTGCCTTTTCGTTTTCTAATGCTGAACGTCTAACTTCTTCTGACGTTGGCTCTTTTACTTCCGTATCAGTGCCAGTTTGCATTCTTACTAGTTTATTCCACCATCCCATAATTTACCATCCTGCTTTTCTAATGCGGTCTTCACTAATAGGAGCCTTCATAGCCTTTTCGTGTTGCGCATTTTTATATTGTTGTTCTTTCACTTGATCAAGTGCCCCATGCATTTCCGAATAAGGATATGTGGAGTCTTGGGGTAAATCTCCATCCTCTTTCCATACACGCTTCCGCCACGTCTTTAACGTTGAGGGTATACTCTTCAGAGCGTCCACCCATTGGCATAAGATATACTGGACATTCCACCCCGGCACTTTTGTAAGCGTCCACAGCCCTTGTAACTTCGTCAAAGTCGTCATTAGTAGCCACAACAAACTTAAGATAAAGTTCACTGCCGTCAACAAGACTATACTCACGAGCAATATCAGGCTTAATAGCAGTTTCCCAAGGTTCTCCTGAGACACTAAGTTTTGGGGAACAACTCCAAGTGACTTTAAATCTATCTTGATTGCTAAGATACTCGTAGAAGTCGTTGTGTAAAGGTTGTGTAGTGTTTGTTTCAAATGTAACATTTTTTAGATCCTGCATACGTGGATGCTCAAATAGTTCGACGTACAATCGTTGCCACGCCAACAGTGGTTCGCCTCCTGTCATGATCAAGTGAATATCTTGACCATTACCCATTGTCCACTTACCTTCTGGTGTAAGCGACAATAAATGCTCAACTACTTCCTCAACTTCTGCTTGTTTGTTAAAGTGTTTGAACTCTGGATAGATGCTTGCATATGTATCACAGCCTGTATGTATAATAGGCAAGTCATTAAACTCTTTTGTAGTTTTATGCACATCATTTGCAATTAAGTCAGCAACTTCTTGATTGTGTATAATACCTTGTTTTTGTTTCTCGTCACGCATCGGTTCGTTTTTTAAGCCAAAGTTCATACAACGAAAGTTACAACCAAAGGTACGCAAGAACACACTAGGTACTCCTACAAACTTACCTTCACCTTGTACACTATAGAATGCTTCTGAATATCTTAGTTTCATCGTGCAAACTCCTGTTGTAGTTTAATGTTGTCAAAGAACTCTTTCTTTGTACCACTATCGTCTTTAAAACTACCTTTAAGTACAGTTGTTTGTGTAAGACTACTAGTTGCCATAATGCCGCGATTCTCACAACAACCGTGTGTTGCTTGAATGTATACGCCTAGATGTTCTGCGTCAGTTGCTAGTTGTATTTCACGTGCAATATCATTTGCAAGTTCTTCTTGTAGTGTTCCACGTCTAGCACACCACTGTGCAATTCTAGTGTACTTGCTTAGACCAATTAGTTTTTCTGCGGCAATAATACCAATGTATGCAACACCTTGAACTGGCTGATGATGATGTGAACACATACTTTTTAGTTCACTACGTACAACTAGCATACCTTCATAGCGTTCATTGCTATCATTTGGAAATGCTGTTGCGCTAGGAATAGGATCGTAACGTCCTGACATAATCTCATTATAGTACATTTTAGCAAGACGCTTTGCAGTGCCTTTACTATTAGGGTCGTTATAACGATCAATAATTAATGTATCTAATACGCTTTCAAATGCTGTAGTTGCTTCATCAATAAGTTGTTCTTTATCGCCATCTTGCAACACTGCACTAATGTTATCGCCTGCCCAATAGCGTTGTTTTGCCTGTACTAGGCGGGCCTTAATTTCTTCACTTTTGCTCATTTACTTCTCCGATGTTTAGGCAGTGGATTGCCGTTTAAAATACAATGCACAATAATTATATTATACATTGTATTTAGGTTTTTGTCAAGTTTATTATGAAAAATACTTGTTTAGCATTTCAAGACGGTCGTCAGCCGCAGCCATTGCATCCAGTTCTTTTTGAATTGTTTCAATAATATCTGAATGTTCACCGATGCCTACGACTTTTTGCATATAAATTTCGACATTAGTTTTGTGCAATTCAATTTCAGCCTCAGCGTGTAATCTCATTGCATTAATCATTTGTTCTCTCAAGTCCATAGTTCCTTTCCTTAGTATTTTTGTTTAGATGGAATGACGCCTCGTACGCCACCTTTCGGATCTTCACAGTCACCATCTGATCTTAAAATTAAATGAACGTGCGGAAAAGCAATAGTTTGTCCTGCGCTTGCACCCCAATTAATTCCAACATTAAATCCTGTTACTGCGTTAGCATCGTCTGCTATGTTTTCTTGTCCAACAGTCATAGCATACCTAACTGCTTTTTCAATTTCTTGATTTGTGTTCTTTTTAGGCACAACTAAGAAATGTCCAGCTTCTGTTACAGGATATTTGTCTCTATAAACAACAAACTCGTCGTTGTTTTCAATTTCGTCTTTCCAGGGAGCGACACCAGTTTTAAGTGCTTCCCATAATGTGTATAAATTATTCATACTTGTGTCTCCTTAAGGTAGTTAAAATACTTAGTAGCTATAAGCTGGTGAATATGTTTTGGGTAATGTTCACCGTCTAACGTATCCTCTTCAATATTTATATTTAGATTTTCTTTGATCCATTGTTCTGAACTCTTAGGTGCAATAGTACACTCACTTAGTGGTCCAAATAAATCAAAGTGTTTAGGAAAGTAAACACGATCATTTACGGTCCAAAGATACCATTTGATGCCTTTTTCTTTACACATTGCATTAATAACAAACATATCACTAAGATACTCTCTATATTGTAGATGTGTAAGTGATTCGTGATATAATCTAGTGTAAGGATACTTTTCGTGAAAAGGTGCCCAGTCGCTACTAATGTTATCGTCATCAAAATATAAACCTTTAAATTGTTCAAACAAATCTGCTCGACATTGTTCAGGTATCTCAATAAAGTCGTCGATTACTCTCCAGTCGGTATAGTAGGCTATCTTATCATTGTTAGGACACTTATATCGGTCGTCTAAAAACATATCGCTTTTAGTGCCGTCTCCGTATTCTAATTTTTTACTAGCACCCATTAACCATCGATTCCAGTATGTACTTTGTACAAATATTTCGTCAATGTCGTCATATCGATCTAACACAGACTTAATCCATATTGGATATTTTTTATTACACGCTCCAGGTAACGCATAAACAATAACTTCTTTATCGTTCTCAACAGAATAGCAGTCGCCATAGTTATGTTCCCACTGATGAACAGTTTCATCAGTTTCGCACCAATACCCAGCTGCGTGACTGTCGCCTACAAATAAAGTTCTACCCATTAATATTCACCTACTGCTTCCCAAGGATATACTAACCATACGTCTTCTTCTGCTTTGTTAATTTCGTGACAAGTATAACTTACTTTATCAAACTCACTTGCTAAGTTTTCTGTTAGTGTAGCAAAGCGAACATTGCCGCCCCATACAGTATCCCATTTTTCAACTTCCATTGGCAAACAGCCTGACTTCCAATCTTCTTTAATCCAGTTAAATGTAGCACCAGTGTCGTTAATATCGTCTACAATAAGAATGTTTTTAGGAGATATTTCATACCCAAATGCATCTTCTGCCATCCAACAGTTGCTTTCGCTTCCGCTGTCATCGTCACGCAAACTTACTTTGAGTGCTTCACAACGAATACCAGTCATATTACTAATAATAGTAGCAGGTACATTGCCGCCGCGTGTGAGACCTATAATGTAATCAGGACGCCAGTTGTCAGTGTACATTTGATTCACAATACTAACGCACATCTTTTCTACGTCAGCCCAACTATAATAATGTTTCTTAATCATTTTCTTTCCTTAAATATTTAAATGCAACTGAAAATCTATGTTTATCTCTAAAACTTGTAGCAGAATGTAATACATCACCTTTAAATATAGTTAGCCTGTTTGGAATAGGTGCTATAGAAAACATAATAGGCATTTCTTCTGCGCCATTTTGTATTACGTCATTAAACGGATTACTGTTAAAGAAGAACTTTGTTTCGCCTTCGTCGTTAATGTTCCAAGACGGCCCCGGGTAATACAAAACAGTGTACTCAGTAAAGTCGTGATGAAAATATGTTCTTTCATTTGGTGCAAACAAATTTACATAACTTCTCTGACAATAGCAGTCTTTCAAACATTCTAAGTTTTGTAAGTAACTTTCTAAAATAGTGTGCGTATAATGTTTGTTTGGATCTAAGTCACTGCTCATTCCTGATGGCGGTGTATCTGCTTCGTCTGTTTCGCCGTAAGCAAATTTTAAATTAAACATTTCCCGCAATAGTTTATCGTGTTCAGGCTTTGCCAATACATCATCATATGTTGTTATAAAGTCATTTGCATAACTAGTAGAGTTAGAAAGGATTTTACTCATAGATTTCGCCTTCATCTTTTTTACCTTTGTAATCTTGTAGTGTCATATCATATACACTTTTAAAGTTGCGCCATACTTTAGACAACGCCGGATATTCTTTACACATACGGTCTACTTCTACTGGATCAATATAATTGTCAAGAATATTAGCATAAGAGTAGGTGCTATTATCTATAGTAATAGTATCAGTCTGTTGGCTAAATGGATTAGAATCATACGTAATAGTAGGAGTACTAAGGCTAATATCACTAATGCTATAACTACTAATATCAATCGTTTCTGAATCGTTTATTGAAATAGTAAACGTGCCATCATCATTCATTTGAAATTGCCTTATAAAGTTCTGTACCACTAAAAAATTCTTTGTTTAGTTTAGTTCGTTGTTTGTCTAAACTAACAAGAAGATCTTCATAATTTTCCATATAGTTTACAATTTGTGCAACTACTTTGTCTCTGTGATGTAAGTATGCGTCAAAGTTTTCGGTCCACGCACTTGGATATAAAAACTCAGGTAGTGCCATTTCACTGTAGCTTAGTCTATCAGGCATCATAGGAATAGCATCAACTAATGCTCCTTCATACCAACTAATGCCAAGTGTTTCTTGCAAGTTAGCACTGAACACCATTTTAGCTTCGCCTAGTAGGTTATGATATTCGTTCTTTGAAAGTTCTTGTTCTTGACAAACAACAAACTCATATTGCGGCAAACGTTCTTTAAGATCTCTAAAGATCTCAATTTGCTTTTCTGGGGCAACACGATGCGGAAACAATATAAGATCACGCTTGGGCATACCTTTATAACTATCTAAACTATTTCTTAGATACTCCATAGGCCAACCTACACGATTTATTTTATCCCAGTCCATTGCATAGTCTTCGTCAAATACGTCTGTAAACATATCAATATGAAAGTCACTTGCAAAAAAGTTATCATCATAACATTCAAACATTGACATTTCTGCGTGACGTACCCAAGGCTTGTTACCTATAATTCTGCCTAAAAAGTCTTGCGAATCATAGCTACCGGCGTGCCATAGCCCACCAATGCTAATGTCAACACCTAGTAATTCTGCCATATACTTTAATTGTATAACAGTAGGGTTCCAAGCATCAGTATATAAAAAATAATCACCGTCCTTAACTTCGCCATTGCAGAACATCTCTCCA